GCATGTAAAGGGCAATGGCTGCGCCTAGCTCCGATTTACCGTTTTTCTTGCCAATCTCCACATAGGCGGTTCGGTACTGGCGGGTACCGTCTTCTCTCAAGGTTCCAAAGAGACGTCTCACCAGATCCTTCTCCCAGGGAAGTAACTTAAAAGGCTGACCGGCCCATCTGCCCTTGGTCAGCTTCAGTTGTTCGATAAAGTTTATGGCGTGGTTTGCATGAGCTTCACTAAATGGCATAGGCCTCTCCTCCTTTCAAATTAATCGTCCTTACTCTTTTTCAGAATATCCTCGGCCTTCGGTACATTTGAAAGCAGTTCTTCCATGGCATCGCCCTCGATGGTGTTGCCACTGTTATTGATGTTGAGTCTACTTCTGGCCGATGGGCTTAGCCCAAGCTCTGAACAGAAGTTTCTCATCTGTTTAAGGTTTTGCTGGGCAATAGACACTTGAGGAATCTGCTGAATATACCCTGAAGCGGTCTTTAAAATGGATCCATGCTTTGATATGAATTCCTCTGCTTCTTTCCATCTAGCGTAGGCTTGACAGTACCCGGCAAAGGCAGCCATATCCACCTCCGTAAGTAGTCCCATGGCTTCCAGCTCTTTTGATAGCCTTCTCCATTCTTTCTTGGCATCCGGTTCCAGCCATGACGGGCACTTGGGTGCTATCTGTTTCGGTTTCGGTTCATTCTTATTCAGCGGTCTTTTTCCTGGATTGCCTTCCAGCTCTTTGACAGCTGTAGGTTTTGGTGGTCTTCCTCTACCTGCCATAACTTTCACCTCCTTCATTTACTGCAAAGAAAAAGAGCCATTTTCAGGCTCCAAATGTTATTAATTCACTTTGTTGATGTCGATTTTAATTTCTTCAACTGCCCATCCTGTGAAGTCTTTGAACCATTCTCGTGAAAACTTCTCAGCCATCTCTTCGGTGTCCCAGTAGCAGGCTTCGTCAAAATCAAAGGCCCATTTGGGGTGGCCATCCCACATGCTGAGGTATAGCTTCTTACCCGCTTTCGTTTGCATCGTTACCGTGTAAAAAATCTCCATTCCTTTCGCCTCCTTCGTTTTTGTATATACATATATCACTCTGAAGGCAAAATTAGTCAAGGATTACTTCCCACGGATTCCTTTATAATTAAAGTTCCCTTTTCGAATCTCTTCATGATCTGCTTCCACAGCTTTTTTATATTCAGGGTCTTTTGTTTCCTTCTCTTTGCAACCCATGCAGATACACTGCTCATTGAACATGGACATGATTCGCCCACCTTCTAAGCTGCCACCGCAGCGTTCACAATACTTTTGACCAAAAAATCGATCCATCTACTCGCACCTCCTACTCTATGTCCACATATTCCATCAACATGGCCAGGGCCTCATCATAGCTCTTAGCACCACTCGTGATTCGCTTAATCATTTCATCTGCCTTTTCAGGCTCCCCAGCTTCCTTTAGGGTTCGCGATACAATCCCCATGAGATTAAAGATGTTTCCATCCTCACCAATGAGTCTGCACTTAGGTTTCATCATTTTCATCCACCTTTCTGAAAGCACCGCTCCCTTCCAGGTGCTTAAGAAGTGTTTTTCTGGTCTCTTTATACTCTGGACCATTCATCCCGATACGGATCAGCCAGGTTCTAAGGGCATACTTGGGGTTGTCATCTTGGGCCTGTTTATAGGATGCGCGGCTTAAGGTTCTGGCATAGCTTGCTATGAGAATACATAAATCTTGAAATGCTTTGATTTTTTCTGGATTCAAGTTTGAGCTGTGAAGTTTGAAGGTGAACGTCTTCTCATCAAAATCAATCTGAAATCCTGGACACCTGTTTGTCCCCAGTTCTTCAAGGGCTTCTTTAAGTCCCTCTAAATCCTTAATCTCTGGCTTATTCAGATCTTCAGCAAACCCATCATCCATGAGGGCTTCCTCTGTTTCAAAAGCCATCATAATAAGTCGCTGCTTGCTGTAAAGCATGTTGGTGATATTCTTCAGGCTATCAGCTGTGTGATCTTCAAAGTTCAGTTTGACTTCGACCCCACTAAGTTCTTCTAGCAGATTAGTTGATTCTGCATTTTGATCTGCCTCATGAATTTCAACTTCATTCATCTGCACTTCATCACTTTGCTCTTGATCAGTTAGTGGCTCTAGTTCCAACTGTTGATTCAGGATTTCTTCCATGGTGATGGACGCTCCATCTCCCTTCGTAATGCCGCCATGTCTGTCAATGGTGTAGACTTCATTTTCTATTCTGATTTCATAAGCAAAGCTTGGAACACTTAAGTATTTAGGTTTCACGCCAAAGTGCTCGCCCAGTTGTTTGATCATTTCTTTCCGGTCCATTTTCATACCTCCTTCGTTTTGGTACTTACATATATCACTCTAAACACAGGATATAGCAAGCGATATATTTTTATTTTTGGAATTGGAAATTCTACCATTGAATTGGTAATTTCTTTCATATACCATAGTAGTAACAACCTAGGAGGTGCAAATGAAATCAACAGGCATTGTTCGGAAAGTTGATCAGCTTGGCAGAATCGTCATCCCAAAAGAGCTAAGAGACACTCTCGGCATCGACCAGAAATCACCACTTGCGATTTTCACCAGTGAAGATACCATCATCCTCGGCAAGTACGAGCCACAGTGCGCAATCTGCGGTAATGCAAAAGGCACTCGCAAATTCAAAGGAAAGCTCATCTGCAATAATTGTATTGCCTATATCAAAGAAGCAGGCCGCTAAGCCCAATGTCATTAAGTTAATGGCAGCAAGAAAGAATTCTGAGAAGAAACATATAAGTTTTTTCTTCAGGATTCTTTTTTTATGACTTGGAAAATAATTTTATACATGACAAACAGACAGATTGCCATCTGCCCATTTTACATATACAATTGAAGTGGCTTATGCTACTCGATATAAGAAACTTACCGGTTTTTGAACGTTGACTTTCCTAGGGTCGTGACGTCCGGGTCTAACCGGTAGAATATTTCTTTGGAGTAGCTGCTCTATATCAGGTGGTTTCAACTTTCTGTTATTGCTTATGTATTCACGGCAAATGAAGATGGCTAAGGTGAAATTCACCTGATATATTTTATTTTTCTTTGATTGCCGGATGACAACTTGAGTAATAATCATCTCGCAATAGTTATACATAGTCATTCTTGCAAATACTTCTTGTTTGATATATTCAACCTTTTTGGAATGAAAATTTGTCATACCAACAGCATATTTAAGTTCTCTAAAGGATGTCTCTATTCCCCACCTCATATGGTAAAGTTCTTTGATTTTTTCTGGCGAAAATTCAAATGATCCAAGATTTGTGATGATTACTTCGTAAGTATTTTCGGCAATTGGAAAGCGAAGAACCCGAAAGTCGAGGGTATATTCTTTATCACTACCTATAGGTATAAAGTCAAAGCCTTGACATGTAGGCATAAATTTACATCCTCGACTTTTGGTATCCTTATTTTTCCTACGGCAAAGCGTAACAGACATGTGTTTATCAAAGCTCCCCTGTTTTGGTAAGTCTAAGCCAGATGCAATACCATTGCTGTTGATGTCTTTGACTCTAATAAGGTATTTCCAGTTCTTTTCATCTGCATGAGCAAAAATATTATAGTTTTCATATCCCCGGTCTGCAATCAGCAATACTTTGCCCTTTAATGAAGAACGATCAATCATTTGCGCACATGCAAGGAATTCATTGCAATCCGCCCAATTTTGTATCAATGCATCCACATATATGCGATTCATAAGATCGTAAAAAGCATTAAGGTGAAGTCTGTTAACTTCTGAATTGTATTGATTGGATTTTGCACGTGTTTCAGAATCAAAGGGATTTGAAGCTATCGATAGATTGCTTCCATCACAGGCAATTAGCCGATAGCCATGGAAATGTCGATTTGCATGAAGCTTAGAAGTAAATTCATGAAACAGATATTCAAAGGCTTCTGGCAATACTTTTGAACGCTGTTGGTTGTATGCAGCGTTACTTGGGCTGTCAGTTGAGAAGTTAAAGAAGTCCAGAATCTCCTTATTCATTGATTTGCCAGACATTCCCAGCGAGAACTTCATGAAGGTTTCAAAGTCCAGTTTTCGCTTTCTTGAAAAGTCTTTTCCAGGACGTTTCACAAACAATGATGGGGTTTTACTAAGATCAGAAACAGTTTGAAAAAGGGTTTGTCTAGCAGCTAAAACAAAATGATTTTCCATGCGATCTCCTCCTTGAAATAAGTTATATTCAAGGGGCTTCGCCACATTTTTTGAGTGATTTGTCAAGTGTTCCATGGAATTTATTACAAAGAAAAAAGCCCTATATCAGTAACTGATATACAGCTCTTTTCTAATTGCTTAACTTAATGACATTGCGCTAAGCCTGCTTTTTGCTTTTTCAGTTTTTATAGTTCAAGACCAGTGTAACGAGGATAATCATATCCTTCTGTATTGACCAGGACCTTCTCTCCCGTATCGATGTTTACGACTCTGATGCATCTGATTTTACCTTCTTGGTCCATCCCACCATCTTCATGGGAGATCCAAGGCTGATCTTTAAAAAAGTCCTGGGCAAAATCTCTGAACTCTGCATCCTTTAAAATCACTTCTCTCGTAATGGTGTATGGCTGACCTTTCTTTCCCTCTTTGATGGCTTGGTGGGTGAGTTCTTTAAGTTCTACTATGTCACACACTTTTCTACCGAATAAGGCTTTCATCGCTTTCTCCCTCCCACTCTTTTGAAGTACCCTGTTTCCAGAAATTCCTCCATCTCACCGGGTGTGTAGATCAGGCATTCATCATCAGCATCTTCAATAGGAGCTAAGATAAAATCCCGATCCCATTTCCCAGCGATTTCATAGACCTTACCGCTCCTGCTTTCAAACCTGTCTTTCTTTTGAATCATCATTTCTTTGACCTCCTTGCATTTTGCTTGTTTTTGGTACTAACATATATCACTCTAAAGCTACATAAATGCAAGTCTTATGTTGAGAAAGGATGTATATTTTCTAAGTCTTATAGAAATTTCGGCGGGTACTTCTTAATGGCTTTTTCACTGATGGCCAGAGCATCTTCTATAAATGCTTCATCAAATCCGGCAGCCTTATAACCTTCTTTCACAGTCTCAAGATAACTTCTGCTTGGAAGGTTGAGATGAATCCTATCAAGAATCTTATCGGTCATAATGTACACCATGGCTGTAATAATCGATCCATCTTCCAACGTGACTTTCACATCTTCCTTTTCATAAAATCTCGGATAGCCTTCGTAAAAGTCCAGTGCCTTTTCATCTTCCGGTTCAAGTTCCCAAACAACCACCGGAACTTTACCACCACGTTTTTTCTCAATGGTGCAGTAGGCGTTTTCCATCTGACCTTTAAATAGTAGACGGTATCCTTTTAGCATCCCTTTTCCATAGACCTTAGCCGCCTTGCACCTCATGGCCATTTGACCGAGATTGAGATTGGACCCATAGGCCACGCCCAGTCTTTTTTCCACTTTCATCATCACTTCATCCTTTCTTAAAGAGCGGTTTATCCCCTTCAGCTTCGCCTGTGTGGGCTTTTGTTTGAAGATGGGAACCCTTCTACCACCTTAAGAGCGGTCTCCCGCTCAGTGGGTTTGAAGGCGCCGCCTTTTTTTATCTATGCGGCTGTACGAAATCTCCAGGCTGCACTGCCATCCAGATGCTTGCAAAGGTGCTCTCTGCAGTTCTTGAAATCGTCTCCAATAAAGCCGATTCGGTTAAGCCAGGTTCTCATGGAGAACTTTGGGTTTTCAATCTGTGGTTTCTTGCTGCTGGCACTCTTTTGAGTCAAAGCCTGATGGTTCATCGCAAGACTTAAGGCAACGTAGCTTCGAATCTTTCCTGCGTGAAGGGTTCCGTTGAATCCTCTAAGTTCAACCGTTCCGCATCCGTTAAAAAGGCTGTGAAGGTTTAGAAAATGGTATCGGCTTTCATGGTAGTGTCTTTCTCTTCTCTCGCTGTAGTCTTGGTACCAGATGTCTTCAATCTGCTTCATGGTGGTTGGCTTTTTCTTGTTCATCCTTTCAACAAGGCTTTGGTCCATCTTTTTGCAGTAGTGCATTCTTCTTCTCTCTATTTGAAGGGCATCGTATAAAAGGTCGTTTCTTGAGTAGATAATGTTCATGAAGTTTCTGATGGACCTTGGTGTGTGGTCCCTGCCATCCAGGTGGATGTGAATCCCTGTGCAGTTTTGCTGTTCTGAAAAAGCTCCGGCCTTCCTGAGTTTTCTCACAATCTCCTGAAGGTTTGCCATGTCCTTTTCGTAGGTTAGGATTGGGCTGACCAGTTCGACGCTGTATTCTTTTGAGGCTGAAACCTTCTGGCCGCCTGATTTCTTTTGAGTGGTTATGCTTCCGTCATACATCACTTTCCACTTTCGTCCATCCGGGGCTGTGATTCTAAAGGTTCCGTAGTAATCGTGAAGCTCCTCGAGGCTACCGCCTAAATGCTCTGCTACAATCTTAGCTGCTTTTCTTCTTGTGATTCCTGTAAATTCAATCTCGATGCCGAAGTTGCTCTTTAAAAAATCCTTGTTTGCCATGGTATTTTCCCCTTTCTCATTTAGGTGTGTTTCTTTGGTCATGTACATATATCACTCTAAACGCCATGATACGAGAAGGATAACCCAGGCTCAATTAGTACATTTACATTTCGCGTTTTACTGCTCCGACTATGCTATATAGTCCCGCTTAAAGGTCTAAAAACTTACTCTTTATGTAAAAAAGGACAAAAAAATAAAGCCCACCACATTGTGATGAGCTGAAAACTTGATTTCTATGTTTTTTGCATAATATAAAAGGACAGAGTTGCAAATAAAAATCCCCACTTTTGCAAAGAAGAAATCCCCATAATTGCAAAAGGCCATTGATAGCAAGATCAAATCCCGATACCCTTTTAGGTGACCAAACGCTAATAGGGAGGGAATGGAGGATGCTAACAATGACCCAAATTAATGATATCAGAGAAGCGTTTTTTATGAAAGGGCGCAATATCAGCGAAATCTCGCGGGATTTCGGAATTGACCGAAAAACAGTCCGCAAGTACATCAGTAAAGATGACTTCAGCGACATTCTTCCAGAAAAAACGAGCTCGATACCACAGCCAAAGCTAGATCCGTACAAGCTTGAGATAGACGCCTGGCTGAAGAACGACTTAAAAGCCAGAAAAAAACAGCGTCATACCGCTCAGCGAGTTTATAATCGACTCATAGAGCTTCATGATGATTTCAATTGTTCATATCGAACAGTTGCGGCTTATGTCAAAGAAAAAAAGAAAGAAATGTACAAACCTGTTGAAGGCTATATCCCGCTAGAACACAAGCCGGGCGAAGCCCAGGTTGATTTCGGCGGAGCAGACTTTTATGAAAACGGACAGCGAATTGAGGGCCATTACTTGAACCTCTCGTTTCCAAGCAGTAACGCCGGATACATTCAACTTTTCAAAGGCGAAAATCAGGAATGTCTTTTTGAAGGCATGAAAGCGATCTTCAATGCACTAGGCGGGGTTCCCAACAGACTTTGGTTCGACAATGCTTCGACAATGGTCTCCAAGGTGATGAAGAATGGGGAGAGAAATTTTACCGAAGCATTTCTTCGCTTCGCCCAGCATCATGGGTTTGCCTACACATTTTGCAATCCCTCATCTGGGAATGAAAAAGGTAATGTGGAAAACAAAGTTGGCTATCACCGACGGAACATGCTTGTTCCGGTTCCGGAATTTGAAGTTCTCAAAAAGTATAACCATGAGTTGTTGGAAAAAGCCGTTAAAGACCATGATCGCACGCACTACAAGCTAGAGAAGAACATTTCAGACCTTCATGAAGAAGACAAGAGTCATCTTCTTCCGCTGCCGACCGTCGAATTTGACTGTAGCCGCTATGAAATGGTCAAAGTAGATGCATATGGGAAATTTCGGCTTCAAGTGCACCACACCTATTCTGCGTCACCTAAGCATGCTGGCAGCAGGATCCTTGTGAAGATTACCGCCAACCATGTCATTCCAATGGATGAAAGTCATCGTCCTATCACCATTCACAGCCGTTTGTATGGCAGTTCAAAGCAGGAAAAGATGAACTGGATTCCGTATCTCACAGCCATATCAAGAGCGCCTGGTGCGCTCAAGTATTCCGGCATATATCGAATGCTCCCAGATCCTATCCAAACATATCTCGATACGCTCTCAAAGAAAGAACAAGGTGGCGTCTTGAAGGTTATTGCACAATTGAGTGAAAAAGATGGTTTTGAAGTTGCCGTCAAGAGTGTCAGCGAAGCCGTCGTGCGTGGCGTGCAAGATATCGACAGCCTGGTTACGCTCCATTCTTATCTGCATCAACCCCTTACACCAGAAAAAATGGATCTTGCCACGATGTCTCTGCCGAAGCTTCCGATCTTCAACTTCGCAGCCTCTGAATATGATGGGATGCTTGATGTAAGGAGGTTTGACAGATGATTGAAACCGAACTTCTCAAATGCTGCAAAAGGTTGAAGCTCAGTCGCAATATCGTGGATAACTGCCACTTCATTAAGAATGAGCGATTCCAGGAAGATCTGCTTGAACTTTTCAAGATGGAAATTGCAGGTCGTGAAAAGGCCAAACGTGAAAAATTGATCAAAAGCGCTGGATTCTACACATTGAAACACTACAGCGACTTCATCTATGACGAGGTTCAAGTGCCTTCCTCAATTACGACAGAGTATTTGAAAAACACCCAATTCATCGATGAAACAAAAAATCTCATCTTGTATGGAAATGTGGGTACTGGCAAAACGCATCTCTCGATTGCACTTGGAATAGAGGCTTGTAAGCGCGGGCTGACCGTAGGATTCTATAGAACAGCTTCTCTTGTCAATTTGCTCTCAGAATCGAAGAAAAGCGGTAAGATCAACAAACTACTGACTTCACTCAAAAATCTTGATCTATTGATATGTGACGAATGGGGGTATGTGCCACTTGATAAGGAAGCAGCTCAATTGTTATTTCAGGTCGTTTCAGATCGATATGAGAATGGAAGTATCATAATAACGACCAATCTTGAATTTAGTCGATGGGTAGGCATCTTTTACGATGAGCAGATGACTGCTGCACTAATCGACCGATTGGTTCATCACAGCTATCTATTAATGTTTACTGGCCCAAGCAATCGTATAAGGGATTCCTTGATGCGTACGGGTGAGGATCATTTTTCCCCACCCAAGACTGGGGAAAAATATTTGCAACTTTGAGGAATTTACTGTTGCAAAAAACATTTCTATATGCGCTCTCAGAGCGTTTCTAATTTTAGTTTTGCCCTGATGATCATTTCAATTACTCTGAGACGCTCCTGAAACGTCCATAAAAAAACGAGTTTCTTCTATTATATATTTATTTTAATTGAGTCGCTTTACAAGAAGGGAAAACTTTTCAGAAACTATAAAATTTTAGAGAATCTCTGAAAAAGCATCGCTTCAGTTTGCGCTGTAACGTCTTTTTATTAGTTTTAGGATCCCTAGTTCCATCCCGGATCGGTTTCGCTCAAAATGGCCATAAAAGCGATTTTGCTATTTTACGCTCAAAAATAGAGAAAACCCACCAATATTCCGTCTCAGTTCGGTAATTTCCCGATTCAATAGACATTATTGGTAGGTTCGTTTTACCAAGCAAAATAAAAAGCCCACCATATTGTGATGAGCTAAATTTATATATGAATTGATCTTAGCCAAGCCTTGCTGCAGCTGCAGCAACATGGCCAGCAAGAGAAGTGACAAAGGTTTTAATATCAGTCATGTTTGAGATATGTGTATAATCACCACTGTTAATAGCAGTTCTAGGCGAAGCCAACACAGATGCTGTTGTATATAGTTGTTCCTTTGCTAATTTTTGACACAAAATATCATACCGTTTTAAATATGAAGCTTTTTTAAATTCTTCAAAAACAGGAAAATGAGCTGAAGAACAGCTGACTTCCGATCTGGATCCAGGAGCATCTTCTACTAACATTACCCAACCTGCGAATGGCTTAGGTTGGTCGCCAAAGGCTCCTTCTCTGTAAGCAGTCCAAAAATCATGTGCGGTACCTATTGCTTCTTCTGTTCGATTGTTAAAATTATTTCCAAATGATGGTCCAACTTGACTCTTTAATTCTATTGCAGCGATTAACTCACCCTTATACATAACAAGAAGATCCCATAGTTTAGTCGGACGAAAATATCCTGGAAGTGAGAGTACGGCCCTCTTTTGATGAATTTCTGCGGCTTCAAGTCCATTAGCTTTTATAATATCAATAATCAAAGCCACGAAGCCATCCATGTTCTTTCCTGCTGTTACTCCTGCACGTTCTCCTTGATCAACATTACCTGATTCAATTTGTTTCTGCCTTGCAGCATCCCTGTTTCCCCAGAATGCCTGAACTGCTTCTTTAACTTTTTCCTCATAATTCACTAAATCAATTGCCATTTATTCACCATTCCCTCCTAAAGCTGATCTTTCCTCTTGGTTTAATCCATATAATTTAAAAACCGCTTTATTACATTTATCAATATTTCTTTCTACAGCAGCTACTATCAATTCTTCACGTAGTTCTGCACTAACTTTTTCCCATTTTGGAATCCTAATCCTTCTCAAATACTGAGCTTGAAAACGTAGGTACCCTCCCCGCATTTTAGTTGAGTACGTACCCACAAAGAGCTTTGCAATATTTGATAAAAGTACTGCCTGTAATGCTCTGAGATCCCAAACATCAGAAGTTATATAATACAAATTATGATGCGGGTAGTACATTCCAGATTCATATACTATATGAGCCTTGCCTTTTATATCCGGTATAAGCAATTTGGGCTTATTAGATAATTCAGGCCATATACGATCTATAGTTCTAAACCAATTGTTTGGATTTTTCTTTGCTATATGTCTGCCTCTAATGATTTCACCGTTGTCATCAAGATACTTTTTCAATCTAGGATATGCATTTAAATCTACTGTACCACCATTGTCATTAAATGCATATATTACTCCCTGCCCACACCACTTAACTTCACCGGTCTGAATATCTTGTGTGGTGACTAACTTTAATTTCCGATCTTCTTCAACATCAAGGCTATCATAATCATGAATGAATACTTTGTCAGCACCTGTTGCTACACCAATGCCAACTTTACAGCCTACTTCTTCAAGCATTGGATGTTCTGATTCAATTTTTCTTAACAAATTGAGTTGATCTGTAGACTCTAACAACCAAGGCTCCGATCCATTTACTATCCCTGAAAGCTCCTTAACAAAATTTGACTTTATAAGTTTTTTTACAGTTAGGTCGGTAGAAAGAGATTCTAAAACATTTTTATCAACTTTTGGCCTATGCGCTATTCTAGTAGCGCCTTGTTTTTCTCTGCTTATGATTGTAATTGCAGGATAAGCTGATACATCAGTGTGGAAAGCATCCGTCCCAAACATATCAACATACACTTTAAGATTAAAGTTCTTAGCAATATAACTACGAAGCGGTCCTCCATAGCGGTTCTTCATCCACCTATCGGAGCAAATAAACCCTAAGTCACCTTTATTCTTTAACAACGATAAAGCTCTTTCAATAAACGCAATATAAATATCTGCCCTGTCAAACATGGTTTTATATCTCAATCGATATTCTTTGAGAAGTGCTTCGGGTATTGCTTCTTGTCTCAAATATGGAGGATTACCAACTATATAATCAAACTTCTCTGTTTGACTTTCCAATAAAAAATCTCCTTGAATTAACCAAGACCCTACTAATTGCTTCGCTTCACTTGAATGAACTCCTGAATCAATTAGTTTTCTTAGCACAGCATCTCTAGTATTATGAAAAGTTTCTTTGTGCAATTCAACAGCTCGCATTGAGTCCGCGAGATCTTCAACTATAGACGATGTCTGTTCTTTGTGTTTCTTCCATGAAGATATTAGTCTATCAACAATCGGTAATAAAAAATCACCTTCGCCAAAAGAGGGTTCTAAAATTTTCTTATCAGAAAGTTTTTTATCATCTATATATCCAACTAAATCAAGGATAAATTCTACTACTTCAAAACGTGTATAAATAGCCCCACGAGCTTCATGATCCTTAGTTGTTGCTAATTTGGCGACCGCCTCAAGAATCGGACTATTCATTGGAAAGGTGGAAACTCCAAAATATTCATCTAATGACATTTGTTCTGCATTTGCCATTTTGCCCCCTCCTTTTGAACTTTACTTACTAAACAAAAAATGCTAATTATCATCTGTATGTGGCTCTCTTACATAATCTACAATGTCCCCGATGTTACAATCTAAGACATCGCATATTTTTACTAAAACTTCCATGCTTACAAACTTGTCCTTACCCAACTTAGAAAGTGTTGTTGTACCAATACCTGCAGCCTTCATAAGTTCGACGCGATTCATATTCTTATCAATAAGAATTTTCCATAATTTTTTATAACTGACTGGCACAACATCACCTCCATTTATCCTTTTAAGGATACCATTTTCTTACCTTATTCGCAATATAAATATCAATTCACAAATCTTTGTTTTGCGTTTCGATAATATTATTATGACTATCGATACATTGTCACAACAATCTGATTCGCATCTAGCTATAGTCTCATATAATAAAAAGCAATAAAAAGAAACCCACCAAGTTCCTTGATCACTACAATCAGGCTACTCAGTGGGTTTCTATTTTAAACTATTTTGATTTCATTGAAAGCTTCCAATACTGCTTGCGATTGTCTATTACGGTCCAGCTCACGCCTATACTCAGCTTATATTCGATAACATTTCCAGCTAGGAAAGTTCCTGACTCAATTAACCGAGTGAAAATATCGCCTCTAAATGATATCCTCTCCTTCTTCGGATTGAATGGTTCCAAGGTCAGAAGCTCTTTCCTAAACCATTTTAGCTCCTCACGAATGTCCACCACTCTTTCTTTTCGATCTTCAAATCTTCGAATCCTATCATGAAGGTCCATGATATGGTTTGTGATCATTTTGATTGCTTCGGTATCTTCTCCATGTTTCTTTCCATCCTCAACAGTCTCATACAGATTCTGGTAGTATACCTCTATTTCATTTTCTAAACGTTCAAGTTCTTCCTCCTCATGAGGTTTCAGCCTAACATCTTCTATAGCTTCATTTACCAGTTCCGATAGCTTTTCCGAATTCTTCATTTCCTGCAGCATTGCCATAAACGTATGCTCGATGTTTTCCTCCCGGATTCCTTTCTCTGAACACTCCTCTGAATGATTCTTCATTGTTGCTGCTCTACATCGCCAATAATGCTTTTTTTCTCCCCCACTTAAACTTTGAACATGAATAACTGGGCATCCACAACTACCACATTGAAAGGACTTGTAAAACTCCTCTCGACTAAGGGGTTTATTCCTATTCTTGGTTATTAAATTGGCTTCAATTAAATTCTGAACCATGTTCCACTTTTCTTTACTGATAATAGCCTCATGGTTATCTTCAATATAATACATCGGAAACTCACCATTATTCGTTACTCTTTTTCCAGAGATAGTGTCACTAGTGTAGTTTTTCTGATAAAGTACATCTCCAATGTATGCTGGGTTGTTAAGAATTTTGCGAACTGTAGTCTGTCCCCAAGCACTGTTATTATTGGGACTAGGAATTTTATCTTGCGTTAGATCCCTTGCTATTCTCAGCATACTTTTCCCTAATAGGTACTCATCATAAATTCTATTAACAACAAGAGCCTTATCACGATCAATCTCCCAGCTTCCTTCCTTATTATAATCAAACCCATAAGGCAGCCTACTTAGCCTGACCGTTCCTCTCTCTGCAATTTTTCTGCGGCTCCATGTGATGTTCTCGCCAAGGCTCCGGGACTCCTCTTGGGCTAGAGCGCTGTATACTGTTAGCAAAATTTCTCCATCTTTTTCACCAGTGTCAATTTCTTCTTTTTCAAACATGATTGAAACACCCATTGCTTTAAGTTCTCTAACATACTCTAAGCAATCCACAGTATTTCTAGCAAATCTAGATATAGACTTCGTAATAACTCGGTCGATTTTCCCTTTCTTGCAATCGGCAACCAGTTTTTGAAATCCAGCACGATTCTCAGCTTTGGTTCCGGATACCCCTTCGTCAAAATAGACTTTAACCAATCGATAATCAGGATTCTTTAATACAGCGTAGGTGTAGTATGCCATCTGAGCTTCCAATGATCCTACTTGTACTGGATCATCAGTGCTAACCCTTGCATATACAGCGATTCTTAGCTTTTTTCTAGCGGGTTGACCTACAAACTTACTTTCTCTAATCTCTCTTCGTATACGGTCAATGATATTTTCTGAAGAATACTCTTCAACTCTAACTGCCTGCACATTCTCACCTCTCAATTTAGGAGATGGTGGGTCTTTCCCCCCGGCTCCATCAAATTCATATTCCTCAACGAATAGAAAATCTCTGCGCTTCTTCTTAGGTTTTAGTACCAACTCTTCATTTATCAATCGTTCCCTTTTAAGCTCCATTTCTCGTTCTAAATTTTCGAAATTGCCCACAGTCGTATACTGGTCGTCATACCAATGGACCTGGTAAACTTCCAACGAGAATATCTTGATCTCCATAACCCAAGCTCTGAGCACATCAATACTGGCCCTTTCAAGAAAGTCTTCAGATGATTTGGCTTTTCGTAAAGCTTCAATAGCGAGATCGCGATATTTCCTATCTTCCTCTATCATGGTAGCCAGATGTTCAAACTCAATAAGGGTTCTCTCTACTTTTTCTTTTTCAGCAACTACAGCTTCATCTTCAGGTCTCTGTTTTAATTTTTCCTTTGTAATTTGTAACTTACTTAATAAACTTAGACGGTGAAATTCAAACCGATCATTTTTATTCACCCATTCCAGTTCACCTTTCATCACTTTAAGGACTTTTGAATTTTTAAAATCATATCTCTCCTTAATAACTTCCTTCATTAAAATCAGTATTTTTTTGTCCGTCAATCGTGGTGAGTCACATAATCTTGCCTGCTTTTGTTTCACACTACAGACCCACTCTATGTGATACTTCTTTCTGTTTTTATGATAGTTCACATCACATAAACCGCAGCGGATCCTCTTTGAACAAGAATGTGATATTTTAGTACCAGGAGCTTTTTTTTCCTTTTCCTCCATAAGCTTCTTTTGTACTTTATCAAAACACTCATTTGAAATTATCCTAGGATATGCATTTTCAATGAGGTACATATCCTTCTCGCAGTCTTGAAGAAAAGTTGCCTTTTGAGAAAGTGCACTGATCTTTTGATTTGTAATCTTCTCACCTATATAAGATCTATTATCTAAAATATTGCGTAATAACGTATGCGACCAAATTGTATGGCCACTAACGGTCTTTACACCTCTATCAGTTAACAACTTAGCAATTTCATTGATTTTCACGTCTTCAAGAAAAAGTTCGTAGATTTCATTTATTATCTCAGCCTCTTCTCGGTGAATTAACGGAAATGACTCATCGTCTGCTTTTATAATCTCATATCCGAATTGTCTTCTATAGATTGGATTACCTGAAAGGATCCGTTTATTTTTGCCCCACGTACTATTGTGAGCTATATTAACAATTTCATCTTGGCTCACTGCTGCCAAGGCTGTTAGGAAGAATTTATTCTTCCTTTCCAAACTATTGATGTTTTCTTTTTCAAAAATTACCGGGATACCCAGATTACTTAAATGGTCCACTATTTCCAGAAGATCCTTTGCATTTCTAGAAAACCTAGAGATACTCTTTGTTAAGACCAAATCGATCAAGCCTTCATCACAATGCCTGAGTAGTCTTTTAAATCCGGGTCGCTCATCGATTGTTGCTCCCGATATTTCGCCGTCATAGTATAAGCCTACCATCTTATACTCATTATCATCTCTGATATAGTGTGTGTAATATTTTAATTGATTTTCCAGTGAGTTGATTCGCTTATCACCGCTCTGTCTACTAAGCCTACAATAAGCTGCAACTCTTATCTTTCCACCATTTTGTTTAACTGACTCTTCCTTCTCTGAAGACCACAGCACTTCAACTGATTTTCTTGCCACAATAAAAACTCCTTTCTCTAGAGCTGACCTGCTAATATTGCAGGTATGTTATTAATGGCTCTAGTCCAAAGATAATGCAAGTACTATCTCTGGAATGAAAGAAGTTCTGGATTCAATTGGTGATATTTGGTTTCTTATTTCTATGCTAAATGTTACTAATCAGCTTTCTTACTCCTCTGTGGTCTTCGCCTAGCATTTACTTCATATGAAACGCCGCATTTTAGTTGAAACTCTACTCGCCATTTATTGTAGACGATTCCCTTCTCAATGACTTTGGTTAGGATGTCCGGATCAAAGTCTTCTTCAGGCCCTTCTATTTTGTCCAGGGTTTCAATGAGAATCTCAAGATTTTCCTCAAGGTACTCACTTTCTTTCTTATTCTCATTAAGTCCATCGTACTCCATTTGGAGTATTTCTTGTTCGTATATCAGGTGCCGCAAGGTAGCTTCATAAATGGTCTCATTTGAGCCTGTTGATCTTGCAGCCATATTGGTAATCTTATCAGTGATCCTATCAATTTGGGTACCAAGCTCGTTAAGCCTTCGTACTTCCTCTTCTGTTAATGAGGCATCTTCAATAGCCAGCTCCACATCTTCAATCAGTTTAGCCTTCTCCTTTTTCATGTCGAAGAGAAGCTTCATGAAGGCACTTTCTAGTTCTTCCTCCCAAACATAACTGCATTTGCAATCTTTAAAATTTGGATCTCTTTTGGAAGCAACTCTACAGTGCCAGGCTGTGAACTTCACAGGTGCTCTATCCTCTCCGCAATGAGTGGTGAGCCGCCTTCTGGTGACTGGTCTTCCACACTCCCCACAAAAGAGTTTATTTGAAAAAGGTGCTGCCGCGCTATAAGCCATGTTGTATTTATTGTCTGGATCCCTAAACATCTTACTACGTCTATTCAGCTCTTCTTGTACCTTTTCCCAATCTTCCTCGCTGATGATCGCTGGATGGTGATTTCTAATATAGTACTGTGGCTGATGCTCTTTATTTCTCACTCGCTCATGGGTCAGAAAATCCACTGTCACGGTCTTCTGTGCTAGACAATCACCTTTATATTTTTCATTTCGCAGAATCTTGTAAACTGAGTCCGATGTCCAGGTCTTCTTGTTTCTTGCTGTCCTAATTCCATCTTTCATCAGTCCCTTGGCAATTGTGGGTGTACCTTTCCCTTCAAGCAGCTCCCGGTATATTCGCTTTACCACTTTGGCCTGCTCTTTATCAATGATGATGTTCCCGTCTTCATCTTCAGTGTAGCCTAGGAAATAAGTCGTAGGGACATGTGCTTTTCCTTGCTGGAACCTTTTTTGAACACCCCACTTTGTGTTTTCTGAGATGGACCGCGACTCTTCCTGCGTCATAATAACCGTTTTATACTACATAGCAAAAGATATTTGAAATACCCCGCTAAATCGGAGGTTCTACCCCCCTATTAAGAGATTTCACCCCCCTAAGTACTTATCTTTGCTTATCAAAAAATTCCTTGGAAGGCAATGCTCTTACCTGTTCCGGTCTTACTCCAATAGAAATAATTTTCGCTTTAAATACATCAGCTTCTTCTTCCTTATAATAATAAATATTCCAAACTGCATTTGCCTGGATACTATTCATAACCTTTTTGAAATATGGCAAATCCACTTCACCAAATGAATGTCCAACTATAAACACTTGGTCCACAGGCTTGAGGCTATTAAAATAGAAACTATGCATTGTGAGATATAAAGGTACGTCCTTTAAAGTTCTCTCATAATAATTCGCCAGGGCGTTATAAATGCTGCTTTCTTTCTCCCAAAATTTATTTCCCGCCTCATAAGCTTGCTTTTTAGCTTCTTTCATTTTCTCCAGATTACCATGCCCAATTACCGGTGGTATATCATCCGTATCGATAGAGCCGTGGATATGCAAAATTCTGTACTTATCAATTTTGTATACTTTCTCTAGAAGCAACGTGTAATTAAATGAAATGAATATGTCATCAGTAGACCGTTTAATCCTATTTGTTTTCTTTTGCACATGAATATCTATCTGTTCAACCCACGATTTTATGTAATCATTTAACCGCTGTATATATCCATATTGCTCTTCCCAATACACATCTAGAGTATCTTCGATTCCAACATCACCACTTTCAAGCCCCATTTCAATTGACATACAGCCATCAACTATTTCACTGTCATTTATTTTATAAAGATTATTTTCAAACTCCTGCCATAGATATTTTTCAACATAGTCTCTTCTGCTTCCAGGCAGACAGCCATATGGTGCTTCTAAACTAGCTAAGTAACTCCAATCCTGGTCCTCTAAATAATCTCTGAAATCCATATATGATGTTGGAAGCCCATGTTCTCTGTCAAAACCATTCCCTAAAACAAATAAATTCATCTACTTGATCACCAACCTATTTCATCGCTACTTATATAAATCCATTTTGTCCCTATATATTTTTCTTTTATATTCTCGACGTAGAATTTGCCTGGTAATATCTTTTCAACCACCGACCATAAACCATTTTTCCCACCAGGGAATGCATCCATATAATTATTAAATGGCATATTCATAATCCGTTCTGCTGCAATATCTAAACCTTCTCCGTCTTTGATTCCATATTTACAGTCATATCTTTTCATTGTGATTACATTTTTGTCTAATACTATAGGCCCTGAAACCTCAACGTCTTGAAGTGCCATAGATACCGCTAAATCAATTATTTTGTCATCAATTTTTATCCATGAATGATCAAATATAAAATCTCTACAGCTAACTTCACCCACACACAATTCTGGCGAATATCCAATTTCTGATAATGCAACAAATAGTGTTGCTGATGTAGCATGACAAGCGCCTATCCAGCTCTCTTCTCTCATATAATGCAATAGATTATTTAGCACCTCTGCAAGTTCAGCTTTATAACCGCTTGAGCTTATTACCTCTGAGATTTTGTCGTATATATTTATTGAATTTGCATTTTTCAAACAACACTGTTTGTATTTTTTCCCGCTTCCACAAGGACATGGATCATTTCTGCCTATTTTTATAACCAAATTTTTATACCTTCCTTTCCACATTTCTTTCTATACTTATAAGCAAATAAAACTAGTGCTCACTTATGAACGAAACATCATCCTTTTTCATAATCAAGAGTTCTGTTTTGTGCCACTTATATATACACATGTATCTACTATAACTCTTTCCAATAAATTTTTCACCAATAAAAAAAGGCCAGAGATTTTACTCTCCAGCCCATTCATGCTATTCTCCCTGAAGTATAACTTCAGCCCCGTCTAAGAAGTTTATTGTTAACCGCCCATCTTCAAACACTTTAATGCATTCAAGCGATGCCAACATATGGTCTGTGTTCATTTCCGAAACCGTACCGACCTCATCAATTAGCTTCAGAAATTGTGTCGCTCTATATTTAATAAGTAGGTTCTCATTCTCCTGCTGCTCTTTCCATCTTATTTTGTGTTTCTCTTTCTCACTCACCAGGCTGTTCCATCCCATGATAAATGCTTGGTTCAAGGTTTCTTCATCAACATGACGGTTTATGCATCCAACGACTCCCTTGATTTTATACCTCTCAGAACATTGCCATACAAGTCTTTTCCCATATTGAGTTTGCCATCCCTTCCTTGCAAAAGCTCTGTTGCACTCCCCGCAGATAACCTTGGCCGAAAATGGATTCTTTTCTACACCTCTCCCGTAGGATAGAATTTCATGTTCTTTCATATACTGATTTCTGCGTTCCATTTCTAATTGAGTGCATTTCCACGTATCCGGCTCAATTATCGCTTCATGGCTTTCCTCTACATAGAAGCTTTGAAGCTGTCCTTCGTTCCTCACTCTCTTCTTTGTCAAGAAGTCTACTGTGTAGCCTTTCTGCAAAATGGCATCGCCCATATACTTTTCGTTTTCAAGAATACTCTGAAGAGTTGTCGTGTGCCAAGTTGTACTTCCATTCCAGTTCTTTACCCCTTCATTAATAAGTATCCTCGTGATGTAATCCGTAGTCTTCCCTGACAGATACTCTTCATAAATTCTTTTAACAATCTTTGCCTGACTTTTATTTATTACCATCTTGTCGTTCTCATCATGATCGTACCCAAGAAACCGCTTTGTGCTTATTTTGAATTGACCCTGCTCATATCTTCTATGAATGCCCCACTTGGTATTGTCGCTGATTTGCTTCGAGGTATTCTGCGACAGGCTTGCGAGAATAGTAATCAGGACTTCACCCTGTCCATCCAATGTATTAATATTTTCATTTTCAAAAATTATCGCTATGTTCAAAGCTTGCAGCTCTCTAACATAATTCAGACAATCCAAGGTGTTTCTCGCAAATCTTGATATCGACTTTGTAACAACCCTGTCAATCTTGCGTTTTCTGCAGTCGCTTATCATCCGGTTGAATTCTGCTCTCTTTTTTGTATTTGTTCCTGATATGCCTTCATCCGCGTAAATATCTACCAATTCATATTCAGGATGCTCTTCAATCATCTTCTTGTAATATTTTATCTGATTTTCATAACTGGACAGCTGCTCTTCCTGGTCTGTTGAAACCCTGCAGTAGGCAGCAACTCTTAACTTTTTCCTTCTAGGTTCATCTGCGAGTTCTCGCTGCTGCCTCTGTGGGGGAATTACTGTAATACTTCGCGCCATGGCTATGCTCCTTTCAAACTTCGACTTTCACTTGAATTCCGGCTTGAAATATCGCTGTTGCAATCCCATCATCAGATATTTCTATATGGTCAAGTGTCTGCAACATAAGCGGGTAATCAAATTCTGTGATCCTGCCGTATTGCTGCATCAGCAGTATCAATTGTTCCTTACGGTATTTTTCTAATACCGATTCATTGGCTTCCAAGTCTATGTCTTGCTGATACTCAATGAGATGATTCCAAGCTTCTATAAAAAGGCTTGTTGGCCTGTCGTCGGAAAGATTAATGTTATCCCGTTTTCTCTCCCATCCCTTTTTATAAAAAGAACCGCAACACCAATACTTTTGATGAAGCAGTTCCTTCTTGAAATATTCTCTTCTAACGAATGTACATCCACAGTGCTTGCAGGTCATTTTGGTTGTCATCGGTAACCGTTCACTTTGTCCATGACAATGTGCTGTGTGATGATCTTCTGCAAATTTTTTCTGCCTTGCAAGTTCAAGCTGTACACACTCCCACTGATTTTTATCTATAATTGGCGGATGCGTATTTTCAAAATACGGCTGTGGTAGCTCACCTTTATTCTTTGCTCGTCTCTTTGTCAGATAATCAGCGTTGTACGTTTTCTGGCAGAGCGTATCCCCTTTATATTTTTCATTCGTTAGTATTTTTCTAATGACACTCCAACACCACTTTTCATTATTTCGTTCGGTACGGACTCCATCTTTGGTCAAGCGGTCTGCAATATTGCAATAGCTGTATCCCATCAGGAACTCCTTGTAGATTCTCTTTATGAGGTTGGCTTGCTCCTCGTTTATTATCAGGTTCCCGTCAGGGTCTTTGTCATACCCTAAAAACTTCCCGCTTGGTATGCTTTTAATGTTGCCCTGCTCGTATCTTCTGCGAAGGCCCCATTTTACGTTGTCAGATTGAACCTTGCTCTCATTTTGCGACAAAGCCATCATTATTGTAAGAAGCAATTCTCCCTCCGCTTTCATGGTTTCTATCGCTTCCTTCTCGAACAAAACATTTACTCCATATTCTTTCAGTTTTCTAATGCTCTTCAAGCAGTCAACGGTATTTCTGCCGAATCTCGATACCGATTTGGTTATAATCATATCGATTTCCCCTTCTTCACAGTCCAGCATCATCTGATTGAAAGCATCTCTCTTTTTTATGCCTGTTCCTGATATCCCTTCGTCAGCGTATATCCCGGAAAAGATATAGTCGGGGTGTTCCTTGATGTATTGTTCATAATAAGCAACTTGGGTTTTATAGCTTAATAACTGTTCTTCGCTGCTTGTTGATACTCGGCAATAGGCAGCTACTTTCATCTTGTGTCTTTGTTCTTTTAAAATCCTTTTTCGGGGTAAAGATGTAACTTTTCTCTCCATGGTCGTCTATCTCCTCAACTACAATATTTTCTGCAAATTCCATACCCTCAAGAGCGCTTTCCGGCACCTTTATTCCATTGCAGATGCTCTTGCCCTCCGTTAAATATGTGGCGCAAACCCAGTCATACTTTTCCTTCCATTTTATACGCCTGATGAGTTTGGCTTCACAATAAGGGCAATGCAGCATCCCGCTGAAGGGATATGTTTTTTGTTTCCTGGATTTTCTCAAGCTCTGCGCCTTCTCCCAGTCATCTTTAGATATAATCGCTTCGTGATTGTTTCTAATATAGTACTGCCCTATCTCTCCACAATTTTTTTGCTGTTTTCCTGTGTATTCAGACACAAAACTTTTTTGAAGCAAACAATCACCTTTGTATTTTTCGTTTGATATCATTCTGAGAATTCTCTGGCCCGACCACTCATAGTCATTGTCTGTAGGTATTTTCAAAGTATTAAGCTCTTTGGCAATTTTATATGCCGAAGCCCCTTCTAAATATCTTTTGTAAATCAACCGGATTACTTCTGCCTCTTCTTCCTGAATAATTAACTTGCCGTCTTTGTCCTTTACATATCCCATGAACCTGTTCGTATCCAGAAGTATTACACCTTGCTTGAACCTTTTTCTCGTAGACCATTTTATGTTATTAGATATATTTTTTCGTTCTTCCTCAGCAAAGGACGCCATTATAGTCAGCATTACTTCTCCGTTGGCCGTTGATGAATTCAACTGCTGCTCCTCAAATTCTATGGCAACTCCTAATTGTTGCAGTTCCCTGACATATTTCAGTACGATTCTTGTGCTGCGGGCAAATCTTGATATTGATTTTGTTAAAATCAGATCTATCTTTCCAGCCCTAGCAGCTGCCATCATGCTCTGCAGTCCTTCTCTGTTTTCTTTCGAGCCAGAAATCCCAGTGTCGCAGTAAATGCCACAATATTCATAATCAGGATTATTCCTGATCTTGTTTTCATAATATAACCTTTGATTATCCAAGGACTCTAATTGCTTGTCATGCGTTGTTGATACACGAATGTATGCGCATACTTTAAGCTTCTTTTCTTCATCTTTTAATTCAATCTTTTTTACTTGCATACTGCTTACGCTCCTCTTCCAACAAATCAAAGAGGTCCTTTTCAGTTAAACGGTACCGCTTTTCTCCTCTTACGGTTACTTCTTCAACAACTGTGGGTTTACTAATCCCTTGCTTCTTAATCCAGTCATCATCTATCCTTATGCCTTTACAGACTTCTTTGCCTTCTAAAATGTAGGTGCTGCAAATCCATTGTACTTTTTTGTCATAAACGTATCTCCTGCGCAGGTTTTTCCCGCAATACGGACAAACCAGCATTCCTGTTAGAGGATACCTGTTTAGATATTTATCAAGATTTTCATAGTCGATTCCCTTGACCTTAGCATGCTCCTTCATAAGAATCTGAACTTTTTCCCAATCCTCCGTAGTTATAATGGCCGGATGGTTTTCACTAATATAATAGCTTTGAAGTTCACCTCGGTTTCTTGTAGTCTGATGCCTTTTACCCTCCGGCGTATAATACTTTTGCAAAAGATAATCACCTTTGTATTTCTCATTGGTCAAAATTCCTTTGATAGTACCATCGCTCCATTTAGAACCTGTTATTGTTGGTATTTTTTCACGGTTAAGCTCCTTTGCTATCTTGAAGCAACCCATGCCATCCAGATACATCTGAAATATCTTTCTTACAATAACTGCCTGTTCCTGATTAATGACCATATCGCCGTACTCATCCAGATCATAACCAAGGAACCGGGTTGTATTGATCATAATGTCTCCGCGTTCAAATTTTTTCTGGATAGTCCATTTTGAGTTGTCTCGCATGGCTTTGCTTTCTTCTTCAGCAAAAGCAGCCATTGTGGTCATTAACAGTTCTCCCTCTTGCGATAATGTGTTGATGTTTTGCTCTTCAAAAAGAATACCGACACCCAAGCTTTTTAGTTCCCTTACAACTTTAAGAATGGTTACGGTATTTCTTGCAAATCTTGATATGGATTTGGTTATGATTAAATCGATGTTTCCAGCCCGTGCTTCATCAAGCATTTTTTGAAATCCAGGCCTGTTTTCAGAATATCCTGAGATTCCTTGGTCGGTATACACTCCAGCAAATTCATAATTAGGATTACTTGTTATGGCGTTTTTATAATGGGTCTCTTGATTTTCAAGTGAACGACCTTGGCTTTCTTCATCCGTTGACACCCTGGCATAGGCACATACTCTCAGCTTATTTACTTTTATTGGTTCTATAGCTTGAATAGCTTTTACTCGCATCTAGCTCCCTCCTTTCTAATTTTGGTAGTAACATATATCACTCTTAAAGCGCTATAAGTCAAGCATTACAGCTGTTTCCAGGTTTTAAATAATTAGTCCACCCAAACAGATAAACCTTAAAAAATATAGGCCGGACAAACCGTAGTCCGCCCGACCTGTTTCTTAGATCTTCTCTGCATAGTCCAAGGAAATCCAACCGTTTCGATTATCCGCGTAGGACTTAAGAAGTCCCCACTTTGTTGCCCCTTTACCTTCTACTTCATCGACGATGGTGAATACACCCTCTCCTGTGTACTTGCCAATGGTTCCATAATTTGTTCCCGGACCTTTCCGGATGTTTAGGTTTCTGATAGAAACTCTCACAGGATAGGGTTTGAAGCTTGTGGCATCCGATTTCTTTTTCAAGCCGTAATACTCTGCAATGCACTCCGCTTCGGCGCTTGCCAGCTTCATGAGATTAGCGTCATTTAGCAGCCAGTTTGTCGTAGCTGTATTGGTGTGGAAAGAATGCTCAAGTATAATTGCTGGTGTGCTCACTGCGTCTGCGCCTCGAAGCACACCGTAGTATTCGCCATTGCTTCCCCTACGTGTAGAAGTTCTGCCTGGCTGCTTCGTTCCCATAACTCTCTCCACGACCTTTGCCAGCTTAGCCCCAAGCTCACTGCTTGATCCATTGAGAAGCACATAGGCAACCGGGTAGTCCACACTTTCGTCCGTGCAGTTTCCCGCCGCATTGGAATGAAGAGAAATAAAAAAGTCGCACCCTTTTGATGCAACCCCTCTGTTATAAACCCCCAAATCAATATGCTGTTCTTTTCTGGTAGTAATTACGTTCACACCGTACTTTTCAAGTTCCAGTTTAAGAAGCAAATGCAGTCTCCACACCATGTCGGATTCATAGTAACTCTTGTTTGCCGGGGACTGATTGTATTTCGCATAGTGGCCGGCATCAAGGCAAACTTTCACTCCCATCTTATTTCTCCTCCTTGTTCAGCTGCTCCAGCACCGTCTTTAGTTTTTCAGGAACAGGCAAACCGATTTTCGCTGTGTTTTCCAGAATGCTGATTCCTTCATTCGATAAATAGAAGAAAATGACTGCAGTGCGAATAGCGCTTCCGGTTTGGATAAGTTGGGAATCAACGATATGCGCCACTGCTACCAGTGAAAAGATAAGCACCTTCTTGAAAATGCCTCTGAAGCCCACCTCGCTTGACAGCCGTTTCTCTAAAACAGCCACCATGATGCCCGTCAAGTAATCGATGACCACAAAAGCTATCAACGCATAGAGAAACCCATCAAGGCCCCCTAAAAAATAACCCATATAGCCGCCTACTGCAGCAATGACAATTTGAATAGTATTAATGATGTCTTTCATGTATTAATCCTCCTTGTTTCTAAATAAAAATAGAGCCCTTTGGCTCAGTGCAATTTGATTGATTTACTTCATTTAAACTTCTATTAGCATTCCAAATGCGTATGGAGAAGTCCCGACAGCTACTTCCCAAACCGCACCGTTTGCTGGTGTACCAACAAGTCGCAAGTATCCGTTTGCACCAGTCAATATGGTGTCCTTAACATAAGTGCTTGAACAAGCTCCAAGAGTTGTACCACTTTGTAAAACTGCCGCCAAAGCATAGTAGTGGCCAGCTTTTAATGTAACTGGCGTAGATAACTTGGCAATATAATTCTTTTTACCAGTCATCGTAATATTCGAGGACTCTACTATCGCACTTCCGATTTGAACATTAGCTGATGACAATTCGTAAATAGCAAATTTGATATCTCTACCTGTATCCTCCAGCACAGCTGAAATTCCTTTTACAATAACATCTGTTTCAGGTGTTAAATATACTCCTTTTGACATTTGGGTTGCGGTACTCTTGCTAGGATTCCCTGTCCAGAAATTGAACCACTGATTGCTGCTTATTGTAGCACTTGCTGCAATTGTAAAGGTCTTATTTGTATCATCCTGAACGATAGAAATATTGTTTCCAGCTGCAAGGGTGATCACGCCAGTCAGCTCATTAGCACCGGATTTTTTAAGACTTGCTACCCTCGCAATTCCGCTGTGCAAATCAGTTGCATGCCTTTCTTCGTTATAATATTGAGGGTGGTCATCGGAATTCAGCCCAAGAAGCATGGAGTGGGTATGATTATGACTAACCCCTGCAGGGCTTTCGGTAGCCGGTGCCGACAGAGAGCTGTTTTGTGTAAACATAGACATCCGCTCGACAAGCTGGTTCATGCGGATCTCATGCTCAAGCATGATGTTGTTGAGTTCAAGGACATAACTTAATGCTCCTGCTTCATCTTCCTCGCAGGTGATTCCCTTCACTCTGACCTTTCCATCAAAGCCTTCTGTGTCGCTTCCTTCCGGCGGTATATACCAACCGATCCAGTCACCCATCATGAAGGTTTCAAATGGCTTCAGCTTATTGCCCTCAGAATCAATAAACTTAATTACAGTGCCTTGAATCCCCCAACTCACCTGAGCTGCATTTCTTAAAAACAATTGTCCATAGTCCTGAAGTTTGGCCCAGTCGCTTGGGATATTTCTTGCCTGCAGATAGCCTTCACGCCTCCCCCAGTCCATCTGGCTCGTAGGATGTGCCGTTTCAATAAGGCTGCCGCTTTCACCTTCGACCAGTAGTGAATTCGTCATATTTGAACTGTCACTTTGGTTCTGAAGTTTCACGATTGCTTGTCCTGGTCTGTATTTTACTGTGTCATATTTATCAGCACCCTTCGCCTTATATAGCTTAAGATGCAAGGTCGGAGTCATCTCAATATCGAACAATCCCATTCCCTCACTAAGCTTTGTTGCCACCTGTGAAAGCGGTGTACCTGAATGAAATGAGATGGTTGTGGAATCCTCAAATGGATTGCCAAGAGTATCTGCATCAGCAGTCCAATCAATAGCAACACCCTGCAGACACCCTCTCTGCTGAGCCTCCAACATAAGCTGTATTAAAATCGCACCTCCATGTGCATCGGTAAAAGTTCTTTCAAGCGTCACTGGGTTTGGCATCCCTTCTGGATACACAACCGCACGGTCAAGAAGCGAGAGAACTCCTCTCCCGCCCACTTCGATCATCTGCTGCTCACTGTCATCCACGTAAGACGGTCTTCTTGTTTCAATGATCCATTTGAAAAGATCAATACCATCAAGCCTGCAAAGGATTAAATTCTGGTCAGTTACGTAATCCCTGCTACCACCCTTCTCATCATACCTGCTGATTGAAAACTTACCACTCCCAGGATTATTCAGTAGCACTTGAAATGACTTATTCTTCGCCCCATCAAGCTGGCATAGAATGCTGTTCGGATTATTCTTGTCGCATACAAAAAGCTCAATCCCAATATCATCAGCTGGCTCCGAATCGTAGACTTCCATTCCGATCACATTACTATACCGCACACCGGGCGGGTCAGGCACTGTCAGAGCGACCTTGACCGCTCCACTTTCAGCCTCCTGCGGTATCTGGAACACGATCTTCTCCCAGCTCCAAGAAATCACATTGCATAGCTGGGTACCAATATAAACATAGCCGCCATAGCCTCTTGCTGCCCGATCTGTATTTAATGGATCAGCTTCGGCCTTGGTACCAAAACCATTACCGTAGATTGTTACTACTGAGCCTTCAGATGCCCTTGTAGTAGACAGTCTTTCGATAAATGGAAATGGCGGATCACTGGTGATATTCTCATACTCATATAGCGCTCTTTGGTCTGTCCAGATATTCGCTTTTGCAACGTTCTCGTAGAAAGCCATTGTCCTTTTTCTTGGCCAAAGATTCAGCTTAGCAACATTCTCATAAACTGCAATAATCCTCTTGTTGGCCCAAGAATCAAATTTCCCAATATTCTCGTAGAACGAGAACGCTCTTTTCAGCACTTGGCTTACAGTTAGCGATTGTGTCTGCGATACTGTCGTGCCACTTGCATTAGTTGCGGTTACCCGCCAGTACCACGTTCCATTGGATAGTATCGTAGCCATCCGGCAGGTGGAGTTGTGCTTAACACTCAAATATTCACTTGTAATCTTATTTGAGCTATTGAATGTGCTGACCGTATCAATCTCGAATTTGACTGATGAGGCAACCAGCTGATTCGTATTATCGCTATAGGTTGCATCAAAGGCACTAATTGTCACAGTCAAATTCACCTGATTTGCAGGGCTGACAAGATTTATGCTTGGAAGGCTCATCTAATCACCCCCTTTATGACCAAGTCCCGACTGTAACTATAGCCCTCGCTGCCTTTGGTCCTAATGTCAAAAGCGGTGGTCCTAGCAGGTTTCTGACAAATATTGTGCTGGATAACGAGCCTGGTCCAATTGAAGAAATATCTAGCACACTTTGCCACGGCCCATCCTGACTGAATGAAATCGTAAAATCTCCATGATTGAGCTGAATGTTTACATTGTTGGCAATCTTTGAGCTGCTTGTATTTTTGATTTTAAAGCTTTGTATTTCCGTTGTTCCTTCCGGCTGATCTCCAAAATCTATAAGTGAGGTCAGCTCGACTCCAGATGCATCTGTTAGAGCAACATCATCCGGCTGTTCCCCTGCAGCCTTTCTTCCATAAAGATGAATCCCGCACAAATATAAATCATCAAATTGCGGTGAAGTTTCGCGAAATCCTATTCTGATTGCTTTTACTGGACCAGAAAAAGAAAGTGTAAATATTTTATTTCTCCAATGGTCCATGTCTGTGTTTGCTGCCGGAATTGTATAAACGCCAGTTTCCCAGGTTCCATCAACTCCATTTGTTGTATCAGCCGAACCCTGAATTGTTTGACTTACAAAAGTGCTGGCAGTCGTAGAACCCCAATGGAATGATACTTTATTGACTTCCCTAAGTTCAGGAAAGAAAAACCAAAAGGCTGCTCCCAACCTATAATCAGCAACCTTCCAGGACTGAGATCTGTTCTCTTTGTTCAAGTTGCCTTTTGCTGTGCTGTCAAGCCAGGATGCCAAGCCGTTACCGATTATCTGATCAATCGTATTGATGTCCGACATACTTCGAAAGCCTACCTCTGTTCCATCAATATCATATGGCATTCTGTGTTCTGCTACTTCTGCGTACATTGCCTCCACCTCCTAAAAAAATGCTGGGTAATATTCCAGCTTGATGCTGCCACCCGACACTCCGTTTGTTAATCTCAATTGGTTATACCCTGCTTCAAGCACGAACCAGTATGCGTCTCCTCCATGTCTTATAGCAGAGAGCATGTTGGTGGTACCCTTTGTGCATTTAAAATCTCCGGTGTTTATAACTACACTTTCTCCTGATCCAATGCTACCCTGGTACTGAAGCCACACATCGCTGTCCAGGAATTCAAGCTTTGGTGATTCCAACGGTCCAGTCATAGTGATGATTGCATCTGTAACCGGAGCATTTCCCAAATTATTGTGGCTCCATTCCTGGATTGTCGAAATTATACTCTGTGTTTCCTGAGCGGTCTGGGAAGCATAGAAAAACGGATTTGAAAGCACGAATTCCACTGCGAATTTGGCGTGTCCAGCCTGAGTCTTTCCAAAACTGACAGGTCTGTAGACTTCAGCTATTGCCTCTCTTACAGTTCCATCCGGAAGAATTCTTTTCAGGACAAACTGTCCGCGTTTGCCTAATATGCCACTCAAGTAGTCGACATTGTCATACAAGGCTTCATTTTCGCTTTTGCCGCTCGGCAGTTTTCCTGTCAAAGGGTCAAGTCCTCTCACCCACATTGGCAACATAATGATTCTTTCATCGTATCTCTTTTTTATCCATCGCTTCCCGTTTTGGAATGGTACTTGTAGGTTGCTGCCCCTCAGTCCTGGTGTTCCTATTCCTTCCGGAACTTCTATCACTGACCATGCCTTGGTGTTTAGGCTAACGCCATTAAACTGCCATGTTTGCCCTTTCAAATCTTGCTTCACCTCCCTTTATCCCAAGCCATAGGATTGTCTGAGAAGCACTCTCCGAGTGCTGTCGGATGCTGCTTCCGGCTTCGGATTGTTTATTGTAATATCGTAGTTGTTTGTCACATTGCCGCTTTGAATCCCCTGTTCAGCCGTCTTTGACTGTGTTCCAACTCCGACCTTCTGGAGAGCCTTTGCCATGAGCTCATCGAGCTTTTCTACCGGGACAACTGCCTCAGTTCCGGCTTCTCCAACACCAATAACGCTTGGACTTGAGAAAATTCCACCTGTCGAGTACCAATTGACCGAGAGCTTCGGCACCTGTGGTGGGCTTAAGCTGAATTTGCCTGTGAGCTCGAAGTGTGGCAATTTGATCTGAGGTATCTTTATTTCCGGTAGCTTTATGTTCCTGAAAAATCCTACGATCGCATCAATCGCATTCTTTACTGTGTTTTTAGCCGCGTTGATCGGAGTTTCTATCGCAGTCTTGATGCCCTGCCATATACTCGAGGTTACTGATTTTACTGCATTCCATGCTCCGCTAATGGTGTTCTTCACGAAACTGGTCTCAACGGAGATAATCCCTTTAATCAGGTTCAGCACTCCGCTTATAACGATTTGGATTCCATTCCACAGATTCTGAGTCAGATTCTTTATGCCTTCCCAAACGCTCTGCCAGTCCCCCTTGATGAGGCTTGTTACAATCTGGATGATGTTTTTTATCACATTCAATGCGGTAGTTACTACCGATGCGATTACATTGAAAGCCGCTGAAATGACAGCAACGATATCTGCTCCGTACTTCTGCCAAATGACTCCTGCGACTTGAACGAATGTTTGTACTAGAACCTTTATTGCTTCGAAAACTCCTGCCATAACTGCTTTGATTTGATTCCACACTGTGATGACACTATTTCTAAATGTCTCATTGTTCTTGAAAAGTAGCATAAATATAGCGATGAATCCTACCACTGCAGCGATGGCAATGCCGACTGGTCCGGTTATCGCCGTTATTGCCGCACCCACTGCACCGGATGCTCCTCCTGCCGCCGCCATCGCTCCGGATATTGCACCAAAGGCCGATGACAAGGTGCCAACTACCGATACAACCTTTCCGATAATCATGACAACCGGTCCTATAGCCGCCGCTATAAGAGCTATCTTTACAATCAGTTCCTGCTGTTCCTTGGAGAGTCCTTGAAATCTATCCATCAAAGGCTTAATGATTGCAATCAGCTTCTCAAGTATCGGAATCAATATCTGCCCAAATTGAATCCCTATCTGTTGCGCCTGTTCCTTCATTATCCTCAGCTTGTTGGTCGGGCTATCCATTGTTCTTGCAAGGTCTCCCTGGGCATTCTTCGTTGCTTCCATGATCGCGCCATAACGAGCCTGCACCTTCTGTGCCTCGGTCAGCTGCTCTCCTTGCTTTGCAATACCATTTGCATAAGCATAAGTCTTGATTGTCGTATCATTAACCAGAATACCCAGTGCTTTCAGCGGCTCGGCTTCACCAGATATACCTGACTTTAGTTTCTCGAAGGCTTCTTCTGGCTTCAGGTTATAAAATGATGCCATATCATAGGACAACTGTGTCAGTCCTTCTGACATTTTTAGTGATTCATCAGATGCAAGTCCCATGGAGGTGAGCATGGCATTATAGGTGGCCATGTTGCTTCTGACATTGTAGGCGTTTAAGCCTAGTGCCTTGGAGGTTTCCTCGGACCACTTCCTTGCATCACCTGCCACAGCTCCCATCGCCACTTCGAAGAGGTTTTCCGATTCCACAGCATCCATAGCCATCTTTGTTGCCGCAGTTCCTATTCCAAGCAAAGGAAGTGTCACCGCAGTAGACAAGGTCTTTCCAGCTGAGGATATCTTATCCCCCACAGCCTTCATTTTTTCTCCGGCTTTGTCCATGCTTTCGGACAGCTTGTACCAGGCTGAACTCTTAAGTTTCAGTTCCTCCGTTGTCGCTTTGAGTTCCTGCTGCATTTTGCCAAGCTCGGCATTGGCGTAGTTCAGCTTGATCTTTAGGTTCTCGGTGGCCTTGGCATCAGCGCCTTTTTTCTCGACGCTCTCCTGGTAGCTTTTCGTAAGGGCTGCAACCTTGTCCTTCTGCAGCTCCATCTGTCTGCTCAAACTATCCGCCTTCAGTTTCAGCCCTTCGGTGGACTTCCCAAAGTCTCCAAGCTTTGAACTTGCAGCTGCGAATTCACTCTGAACCACCTTGAGGCTTCTTTGGATCTTGCTGACTCCTTCCTGAAAGCCGCTGTCATCAAGCCCGACTCTGGCCACTACTGTGTTATTGCCGCTTGCCATTCATCTCACCTCCTCTAGAACAGAATATTGTCAATGGTATCAAAGGAACTCTGCTCATCGATTCCGTTGACTGTCTTATAAACCTTAAATAGCGCCTGCAGCTTTTTCGGGGTACTATTCCAGAACTGCTCCTCGCTCATTTGAAGAAGATTGGTCCCTAAATAGAAAAGCCACTCCCAGTCCCATGTATCGGAACTTAAGTGGCTTTCGCTTCCCCCTGGGCATCTTCCGCCTCCGGCATTGCTTTACTTAGCGCTCCGTTGATGGCAGTTCCCAGCCTTTCTAAATCATTCAAGCCTAACTGCTCGCCCACGGTTTTTAAGGTTATCTCTTCATCCACAACCTTCACTGCGGCATAGATAAGCGCCCTGACCGCTTTCAGCTTCATGCTCTGCAAATCATCAAAGGCTTTGTTAAGATCCCCATAGACTTCCTCCAATTCGCAGAAGGTGTTCATGTCTAGCTTCAGCTCGTATTCTTTATCTCCCAGTTTAAATTTAATTCCTTTGTTCTTCAGTTCAGCAGCTTTCAAGTATCATCACTCCTTCTTACACAGCAGGCGTTGGCTCTGCCGGTACTGCAGTAAACCAACCCGCAATAATGGTTGGGTCAATTCCTGTTTCATCTTCATCGGCGATAAATCTGAAGTTGCCGTCAAAATCTCTGGAAAAGAATGTACCTTTGAGTTTTGCACTTTTCGGCGATGGCTTTTCTGCCTCGGTATCATACTCATCTGTTGCCAGCTCGAATTTGCCTTTGAGCAGCCACACATAGCGGTATTTACCATTGTGCTTCTTGGATTTAAACCCTAAAGCCAGTGTTGGAGCGATATCCTCCTTGCTTTCAATGAGAACTCCCTTGACTACCTTCGCGCCCTGCAGGGTTGCCCTGCTTGCAAGTGACAGCTGATTGAGCTCGATTTCCACATCGACGCTGTCGAAGGCTGCAATAATGTCCTCCACTGTATCGTCTGAATAGATGTTTTCCGAATTCACTTTTGGCGAAAGCTTAGCGCTGACCGCCCTTTCCAGCTTGCTTGGTGTCGCATAGGTTGCGCCTGTCTCGTCATCATCAGTGAGCAGCGCAATGTGTATGTCCCTTAATCCAATTTGTCTTGCCATTTAGTGGACCTCCTTTGATTCTAAATAATAAAATTTAAGTCCCTTATGATAGAGACCCGTATCCGGTTCGTAAAAATCCGCTTCATCCAGTCTTTTGAAGCCCGCCGCAATTAGCAGCGTCTTTATATGCGTGGCTAATGCGGTGTAATCCGCTTTAGACCAGATATCCACTTGAACATAATGCCCGGTGAACGCTTCCTCATCCTCCTCAAATTCCTCACCGGTCTGAAGGTATTCGTGAAATGTAATGTAGGTTGTATCTGCTCCGGAATATTTCTGAAATCCTACCGGAACGCCAAGGGGCTTTAATGTATCTATGACCAGTTTATTAATCAAGCTCACCAAGCCCCCTTTCCAGTTCCTCCTTGATTACCTCATTGATTTTCTTCTTGTTCTCCAATACCGAGTTCTCAGCCCAATGCTGCGCAGGAATCTTCGATGTTCCCCATTCAGTAAACTTTGAATAGAAGAACTCCGAATTGTCACCCTTGTTGGGTCCAATCTTGACAAAGTCCACGCCATCTTCGCTTTCAATCTCCGACACCTTGATGTTGTCTGCCATGTGTCTTTTAGTTAGTTCTGATCTCGGCGCTTTTTCTTCCATGCTGCTTTTGACCATGGCTCCAGCCTTATCCAGCGCCTTCTTTTTGATCTCTGTTCCCCGGCTTCCCAACTTGTTTACTTTATCGATAAGCTCCTGCATGCCTTCCAGCTCAATCCTAGCCATCTGACTCCACCTCCATCGCCTGAATCTCGATATACCGATTCTTGTACTTGATGTTGTCAATGGCTGTGATGTTGTAGGCTTTCCCTTGAAACAGAATCTTCATCATCTGGTCGATGCCTGCCAAATAGCGGAAGGTGAATTTGACGGTGTTTTCTGCCTGGACAGCTTTGGCTTCGAAGTATTCCTTGCCATGAAGATTTGTGACTGCCGCCCATACGGTTTTGTATTCCTCTTGCATCTCGCTCTCAAAGCCGTTTTCGTTTATCACTGGAGTAATCCTTTGAAAGGTGATTCGATGTCTCATCTTCCCGATGCTCACGCTTACCACCCCTCTCTGCGGTAGGCGAAAAGCAGCCGCGTCATCAGCTCAATCATTTCCTTCATATCCAAGGTTTCACGCTGCTCGTACAGATTCCCCACAGCGTAAAGTGCCGCCTGCTTCACTGTTTCCGGGACCTCAATAAACTCAGTAACCGGAAAACGCAGGATATCCTCGCAAAGCTCCTCAGCCGCATTGATGCAGGAGGTGATGAGCGTATTGTCCTCATCACCGTCAACCTTCAAATAAAGTTTTGCTTCTTCGAGTGTAATGATCAATACGCCCACCTCCCCTCATTATTCAGAAGCCATAAGCCCTGCCGCTTTAAGCTTTGCAAGCAGTGCATTAAAATCAACAACCAGTCCTGCAATTGTAGTCGCAACACTGTCCGCTTGAAACACAGCCGGGGTAAAAGCCGAGGGCAGCCCAATTACCTGGCCACCCTCCGCAATTTCAAGCGTTCCACCTATTACGGTTTTTTCTCCGCCTTGTTCTGTATAGTTTTTGACGTTACTCATACTCTTTCACCTACGCTTTCTGCTGAAGCACCTTGATGGCTTCTGGCAGGATCAGTTTTCCGTCAACTCTCTGTGTTGCCTTAAAGCCCACCTGACCTGTTGCTGCATATAGCTCATTCAGTCTCTGGAAGGACCTGCCCTGCCTATCAGCTACCCAGTAGTAGCCAAAATCACCGAAAGCGATGGACTTTGCTCCTGAGGCAATCGTAGGTACATATACAGATGTCTTAACCGGTCTGTTTAAGATAGTATCCGGCTGCCCTGCCTGGATTGATGGCTGCCAAATGTACTGTCCGTTTCCATCCTTCAGTTTTCTGATGGCCTTGACCGTTGCATCGTTCATGACAAATATTGCGTTCTTTCTGTAAGGCGATTTCAAGCTGTAGAACAAATCCATGACCTCATCAATTGTGATTGCTGTCGCTGAAGCCGCAGTGATGCCAAGTTCTGCCCCTCCGGTGGCATTGAAAATACCGGTAGGTTTTCCTGTGCCATCTCCAATAAAGAAGGCTTCCTCTTCCTTTGCCCCGATTCTTCTTGCAAATTCCTTTGCAATATAACTCTCCAAATTAAAAACACTATCATTAAGGAGTTCTTCTGAAACCTTAATCATAGTGGCTAATTTGTAAGCGCCGATTGAAACCTGCCCGAAAGCATCATCCGCTTCTGGGATTTGTCCTTCTTCATCTACCCATGACGCCGTTCCCTTGGATGCGACAACCGGGATTTTTCTATCTCCAGAAGATGTGGTGATGACCTTGGCCATCGTTCTGAAGATATTCTCTTCCTGCAGACTTTCGATAAGTGTTCTTTCGTGAGGTAGGTATAAGCCGCCTTACCGCCTTTCAGCAGCAGGTTTGCCTATACCCCCTCCCAAACCGGACGTACACCTCTCGATGTATCCGGCTTTCCATTTGCTATTAACATATCAACTATTGCCCTTGTGAATTTTCGCGTGACATTCCTCACACACTACAAGAGTCTTTCGTTTAAGATTGAGCATTAGCTGACCCCATGCGGTATCCTTACAGAGTTTCTTCATGCTTCCTGCATGATATACTTGCAGATTCGCACTATGCTTTCCGCACAGCTCACATACGCCTTTTTCTAGGCGCTGCCGAACTGTCAGTCCCCGCTCTTCATAGGATTTATATTTCCAAGGGTCGTGGTCAATCATATACTTGCCTACTTTGCAGTCAGATAACTTGGCGAAATGGGCTGTTCGCTTTCCGCTTTTGGTTTCATACGGGATACCCCATCCATCCGCCATATGGTATTTTTTGAGCACTTTTGCCGTTGTGCTATTGGTTTTGCTGGCAATCGTTTTGAGACAGCTATATTCCATCAGATACCTGAAATATTTCAGCATGCCATAATTAGCTGCCAGGCAATAGTAATTGCAAATGCCACGTACTTGTGCATCATACCTTTTTACTATTTCCACTTCCGGCTTATAGCGTAATTGAGGGATACAGATTGGCCATATCTCCCCATTTGAGCGTTGCTCAATCACACCATTCTGGTACAAGTATTTCATGACCTTATCTTCCAGAGGAACCGTCAATTCCACAGAATTATTAAGCGTTCGCTGTTTATATCCATCCTTACGTTTCTTGACTTCCTGACTGCGTCTGACCGATATGTCATAACCGAGGAAACGCACTCTTTCTGAACTATGCGTGATTTTAGTCTTTTCATCACTCAGCTCAAGGTGCAGCTCTTCTTGCAGAAAGGCTTTCAATTCCTGCTTGATTTGTTCACAGTCCTCTCGGCTGCCGCTGATTCCAATAAGGAAGTCATCGGCGTATCTGCAATAGACGAGCTTTTTGTCCTCTGGAAGTCTAGCCGGCGTATGCAACTTCTGCTGACACACCTGCCGGTATTCCACCATAAGAGCCTTGCGTTCTTCCCCTGACGCTTTTTCAATCTTCTTCTGTAAGGTCTGGCGTCGCTTTGCCAACCTAGAATACTCCACTGTCTTGTTGCGTGGCGCTGGTCTGTCAAACTCCATCTTGAGTTCTCCGACTTTTCGGTCCAATTCATGCAGATATATGTTAGCCAGTATTGGAGATACAATGCCACCTTGAGGTGTACCAGAAATGGTTGCATTGTATACCATGTTTTCCATATAACCCGCTTTTAGAAATATACGGATTATATTTATAAACTTGCTGTCCTTTATCTTTTTCTCCAGTAGAGAAATAAGCACTTCATGTTCTATATTGTCGAAACAACCCTTAATGTCGCCTTCAATAAACCACTTTACACTGCGGAAATTGACCTTAATCTGGTCAAGCGCTGTATGGCAGCTACGCGCAGGTCTAAATCCATGCGATTGCTCATAGAATAACGGTTCATAGATTGCTTCCAGTATCATCCGTACTGCTTCCTGTAACAGCTTATCCCTAAATGACGGGATACCTAAAGGACGCATTTTACCATTAGCTTTCGGGATATACTGTCTTCTGACAGGCTTGGGCTTGTACGTCCCATCTGCTAACTCTTTAGTCAGCGTCAAGATATACTCGCTTCCGAACCCGTCCGCAGTATCCTTGTCCGTTCCTGGTGTTACTGCACCTTTATTGGCATAGAGCTTTTGGTAGGCAGCGTAATAGATGTCCTCTCTTAAGAGGTAGCGATAAAGTCTTGTAAAAACTCCATCACTGTTTTCACTGGAGCTCTTGTTGATACGCTCCAAAATTTCCGATGTTGGTTTCATGAGGCTTCTCCTCCCTTTCATCTTATAATTTCGGAATTAGCAAACTGCTTCCCTTCGCCATGTAGTGGTCATTATCCACCCCGGACTACTACGGAAGCTCCGTTGCCATGTGAGATTTTCAGGTTCTCATACCATAGCCCTTCATATGAGGGCGCTCTCATTTAGGCAATCCCCAGTTAACAATGTTCATAGGTATGATGGTTGTCGGATAGCATTTCAGCCTTTAAGTACGTGTTCTCACGACTGTTTCACGGTTATTTGATAGACTTATGGACGAATTCAAAACCCATAAGTACCGTGACCGCGGTTTCAGGATAATTTTCCGCGACCTTCCCAGAAAAAGGAACTGACCTTTGCTTTGGCAAACCCAGCCTTATCCTCATACCATCTTGTCATTGCGGATACCAATCGCCTACATATCCTTTCGGCGTTCTCCGCTTTCCTGCCGTGCTGTGTTCCCGTCTCTGGGTTTCCCCTGACGGTAAGGCAGGTTGACTACCGCTCTATCGTGCGGTATAGTACCTTAAGCTACTGTGAACATTGCCCTATCTGGGCGCACAAATTCATCAGGAACCAGATAGCCCCCTTCAGAATCCGTTCCTATCTGAAGCGCATTTTGCACATCGTAGCTGTTCTTGTTTCTCATGGCTTTCCAGAAAGCCTGTCTATACGCATCCGCTGCACGGCCTTTTTTCATCTCTCCTGCAGGATTCGCTCCCGGCTGATTGGTGATCGGTGAGGCTGTGGGCCTGGAAAGTTCTGCATCGATTGCAGCCTGGCGCTCCAGACGTTCGATTTCCTTGCCGAGATTCACAACATCGGCTTCCATTTTGTCATAGGTTGCGGTATCTGCGGCAGAGAGCAAACCGTCCGTACCTCTTTTGCTGTCCAGGAATCCCTTTGCGGATTCCCACGCTTTTGCACGTTTTTCTCTAAGTTCAAGAATAGTGTTCATATAAGTTATCCTCCTTAATTAGTGAGCCAGAAGGCTCAGTCTTTTTTCGAGCTGCTCAATAGGTGTTTTGTTCTCCGGCTTCGGCGGGATAAATTTCGAGAGCAGGGAGTTGGTCACCGCCGTACGTGAAAACATCATGGCTTCCAAAGGCTCGTTCTGTTCATCCTCCTCATCGCTGTCAAACAGGATTTTATCTGCAAAGCCCAGTTCCACTGCCTTCTTGGCATTGAACCAGGACTCGGCATCCATCAAATGCGAAATCTTGGACCTTGAAAGTCCTGTCTTGATTTCATAGGCGTTCATAATGCTTTCCTTAACTTCGGCGAGCATCTCGCTTGCTTTCTGCATCTCACTGGAATCGCCGATGGCAACCGTCATAGGGTTGTGGATCATCATCATGGCCACTGGAGACATCAAAACCTCCGTGCCAGCCATCGCTATGACCGAAGCCGCTGAAGCAGCAAGTCCATCAATCTTTACTTTCACATTGCCCTGGTAGTCCATCAGCATATTGTAGATTTGTGCGGCTGCAAAAACATCGCCGCCTGGTGAATTGATCCATACGGTAATGTCTCCTTGGCATGATTCCAGATCATCCCGGAACAACTGAGGAGTCACCTCATCGCCGAACCAGGTTTCATCCGAAATTTCCCCATTGAGAAACAGGGTTCTTCCGGCATCATTTCTGACCCAGTTCCAAAATTTACGTTTCATCTGTTAACCTCACTTTCTTCCTGTATTTTTTGCACTCTCCGATGCAGGCTGATTCTTTTGGGCGAAGGCTCCGGCATCTTTCAGCTTTGTCATGTTTCCGTTTATCAGATAAAGATTGCCTCCTTCTTCATCCGGGATTTGGTTCATATCCTCCATCTCGCGAATGTCATTTGCGGAAAGCCAGCCATTTTGTCTTCCCACCGAGTATCCATTCATACGGCTCTGGTAATCGCCACGGAGCAGTCCGTCCACATTCAGCTTTATGAAATATTCGTTCTTCTCCCTTGGCAGTAGCAAAGAACGTTGCAGAGCCTGCTCCCATCGGATCACCCACGGATCAAGTGTGTACTTCACAAACTCAAGCGACTGCTGCTCGATGTTGGAGAAGCTTGATTTCTCAAGGTCACCCACCATGTGTGGAGGGATTCGGTAAAGCCTTGCAATCTCGTTAATCTGAAATTTTCGTGTTTCAAGAAACTGTGCTTCTTCCGGCGGGATGCCAATTTGCTGATACTTCATCCCTTCCTCAAGCACGGCAACCTTATGGGCATTGGTTGTGCCTCGATACACCTTGTTCCAGGAGTCACGCACCTTTTTGGGATCTTTCAAGACTCCCGGATGCTCAAGCACACCTCCCGGATTCGCCCCGTTGGCAAAGAAGCTGGCGCCATATTCCTCACAGGCAAGGGTCATACCCACGGCATTTCTCGCCATCGCTATTGGCGAATACCCTACCAGGCCATCAAAGCCAAGTCCGGGAATGTGCAAGACATCCTGCCTCCTCAATACCACTGTTCCATAGTCCTTGAAGTTTGGGTTCTCATCAGAAGTGCGTGTGTATGTGTAGTAAATCTCGCCGTTCTTATCCCTGCTCACATCCACCTTGTTCGGCAACAGAGGATAAATGGCAACTACTCGCCCCGCCCCATCACGGATGACCTGTGCATAGGCGTTGCCCCAGATAAGCAGATGGCTCATGAGGGTTTCCCTGAACACAAATGAGGTCATTTCGCTGTTCGGCTCATCGTGGAGGATGTGGTATAACGGATGGTCATATACACGCTCCTTGCCGTTTGCTTTGTAGCGGTAAATATGAAGTGGCAGGGAAGCAAGGGCTTCCGACAAAATACGCACACATGAATAAACCGCCGTGGTCTGCATGGCTGTAAACTCATTCACACTCTTTCCGCTTGTGGTTGGCCCGAATAAAAAGGTGTAATCCGAACCCGTGTAGTAGTCGGTAGGCTTGTCTCTTGCTTTGATAAGCTTGGAGAAAATCGGTATATTCATTGTCGTACCTCCTTAAAAACGGCATGAAAAAAGCACCCACCGAAGTAGATGCTATGGAAACTGTATTCTGTTATTGTAGTTTTATTTTACAACAGTGATTTCGATGCCAAGCTGCTTTGCTCTGGCAACCATATTTCCGATGTTTGCTATACCCCATTGGGTGCAAACAACACAGACACCTGTTGTTGTTTTAATGACATCATTAGGAGAAACAAAGAAACGTCTTTCATAATCAGCGTATGCATTTTTGACCTCTTCTAATTCTCTAACAACACCAAGCGACCCCTGAAGACTTTTGTCAAAAATGCTTAACAGTTGAATTGATGAAGTATCGGGGTGATCTTCCATATATTTCTTTACAATTGTAAGTACAAGTCTGTTTTTTCCATATTTCCTTCCATCAAGAATATACTTTGTTGTATCCCTTCCGGAAGAATCTGTAGATGTTCCAAAAACTGCTTCGGTTTCTTCAGAACTTTCAATCTGCGTCTGTTTTGATTTTAAGATTTCAACCTCGTCCTCAAGTGCGGAAACTCTATCCATAAGTTCTAAAATAATTCTATCGTAATTCATTAGTGCAACCCCTTTCCTTATATTATGGATTAAGTTTAGCACTTACAAATTGTTATGTCAATAGATAATCCATGATAATAATAGATAATTTTCATTTTCAAACTTTATCATTGTTTTACAATTATATTTGTATAAATGATTTTACTTTTTCTATTGTTATCATTTTAGAAACTGATGATGCCACGCTCATCGTAAATGCTGCCATCATCGCTCCTATTTCTTATGCAACGGTCAATTGCCATAATAGTGGCAACAATACCGTCTATCTTTTCCACGGATTTTTCCTTATCCGGCTTGATGTTTCCGGCAGGGTCCTGGTGCATAACCACGTTCTGTGCCATCCACTTAAGAACCGGATGCCCGCCATGGTTTATTTTCCCTTCCATCAGAAGCTTATATAGTTCCTTGCTCGGAGGAGACATGTCCTTATAGCCCTGGCCGAAAGGCACGACCGTGAAGCCCATACCCTCAAGGTTCTGCACCATCTGTGTGGCGTTCCATCGGTCAAATGCGATTTCTTTGATGTGGTATTTCTCGCCTAGTTCCTCTATGAACTTCTCAATGAAGCCATAGTGGACGACATTGCCTTCGGTGGTTTGGATGTATCCTTGCAGTTCCCACACATCGTAAAGCACATGGTCGCGGCGGCATCTCAGATCGAGGGTGTCCTCCGGCAGCCAGAAGAATGGAAGCACGATATACTTCTCATCCTCCGTTCGTGGAGGAAATACCAGAACGAAGGCTGTAATATCCGATGTACTTGAAAGGTCAAGCCCTCCGTAGCACTCTCTGCCATGAAGGGAATCCATATCAATGGGAAGATCGCCCCGGTTATAGATGTGGTCCGGTATCCAGCACACCGTTGCCGAAGTCCAGATGTTTAAACGAAGCTGCTTGAACACATTCTCTTCCGCAGGGTTTTCAAGTGCATTCTTATACGCTTCACGGACACGTTCAATAGAGATTGTGTGTCCGAGAGACGGGTTGGCTTTGTACCAGTTTGCTTCTTCATTCCAATCGTCCTGTTCCGTCAACCCATATACAACGGGATAAAATGTGTTGTCTTTTTTTCGGCCATCCTTGATGTCCAGTGCTTTTGTATGCAATTCGTAGCAAATGCTGTTTTTGTCATTCCCAGCTGTAGTAATAATGAAGAACAGCGGTTGTTCACGGGCATCGCCTGAGCCTTTGGTCAGAACATCGTATAGTTTACGGTTTGGCTGGGCGTGAATTTCGTCAAAGACAAGTCCGGACACGTTAAGACCATGCTTGGTTCCCGTCTCCGCCGAAAGCACCTGATAATACCCTGCATTGGAATAGTTCACAATACGCTTAGTGGCAGCGGTAATCTTCGACCTCTTTAAAAGGGCCGGTGACATCTGCACCATCTGCTTTGCCACATCGAACACGATGGAAGCCTGAGACCTGTCGCAAGCGGCACCGTATACTTCGGCGCTGGGTTCATTATCGGCATATAAAAGGTAAAGGGCTATGGCGGCTGCAAGCTCCGACTTCCCCTGTTTTTTCGGTATCTCAATATAGGCGGTAAGAAACTGCCGCTTTCCGTTCTCTCCGACAATACCGAAGATATCCCGGACAATCTGCTCCTGCCAAGGAAGAAGCAGAAACTTCTTTCCCGCCCATTTTCCTTTTGTGTGACATAGGTTCTCGATGAATGCAACCGCCCGGTCTGCCTTAGCTTTATCGTATTGGGAAGTCTCAAGCATAAAAGGTGAAGGTGTGTATTTGTACGCTATCATTCACCGCCTCCCAACAGCTGCTCCATCTCATCGGCAGGGTTGATTGAACCTTCACCCGCAACGATTCTGCTCCTTGCTGATGGTGTCAGACCGAACTGCTCGCAGAACTTCAGCATGATTTTCAGGTTTGTCTGGGCGATGGACACCTGCGGGACCTGTTGCAGATACCCGTTTGGAGTACGGATCATCGCTCCATGCTGCGTAATGAATTCCTCTGCTTCCTTCCAACGGGCGTATGCCTGGCAATAACCTGCGAAGGCCGCCATATCCATTTCGGTCAGAAGCCCCATCCGCTCTAAGATCTTGCCTACGCGCTTCCATTCTTTCTTGGCTTCATCCTCAAGCCAGGAAGGACAGCGTGGGGCTTTTCTATCGGGTTTTGGTTCATTTTGGTTCAGCGGCCGACCGCCCGGGTTTCCTTCCAGTTCCTTAAGGGCGGTAGGCTTTGGTTTCCTTCCTCTTTGTGCCATAAGTCCCACCTCCTCTCCTTGGCTTCAATGGCATCAAAAAAAGACCTCCGAGGAAGTCTTTACATTGGTTCGTAATATTTGAAAATCTTAAATAACTTAAGTACAAATTGGAATCTATCTACTCAGACAAATCATATGTGTAGCTTTACTTTAATCAATATCTGAGTCTATCTTTTCGTCAACAAACTGATACCCTTTTTTAACAAAAGTATCCGGATTTTTTCGTTCTTTTCCTTTGCGGTAAGGAAGAACATGTATCACCCTACCATCTGGTAGGATTCTGTCGTGTCCACGGACTCCCCATGCAAGAATACTATACTGGCGACCAGAGCCAGCAGCACCATACTTAATTATATTTCCATCTTCATCAACAGGGACTATCCTTCTGACTAAAACAATATGGTCATCTTTTTTATACTCTCCACTATTACCTGATATTGGTCCTCGCTGTTCTATTACTCTAATCTCTTCTGGTCGATTATTCATTTTATATTGAATTCCGACCCAAAAATTTCCCAACCAGTACGATAGCTTTGCGATATCATCATAGTTCAAATAATCTAACGCTGATTTACTGATGAAAACAGGCTGAATATACGGTCCTTCGTCCTGACTTATTTCAATAACAGCAGTTTCCATTTCTATGCCAGTATCTTTATCCACAAGACAAATTGTGAAGGCACAATAAACAGCTTTATCAATATATGTGAAAGTGGCATACATACCATATACTGACAATTCAGCACTCAGATGTTCAACGCTGCTTAACAGCACACCTATTTGTGTATCTGCATTCAAATTATCAAATATATTCAATTCAAATTCCACTAATGCAACTTGCTGTGCGAAAAAATCAAACTGTCTACCTATAAAAGAAATCTTGTCAGCACCACCATCTGTAAAATCAAAGTAATCAACAGGCTTTGTAAAATCGATTCGACTTTCATTTATGGTAACGCTTGAGAAATCTAAATTTTCTCGCACGCATCGATCCCAATACCATTCAACATCTTTTGATGATGACGGTAACCGACTTGATTTAAAGTTCATTTGCTTATTACCTCCAAATTCCTGTTTATCAATTTACAAATAAGCAATTATTAATTCACAATATATACAATCGCAATATAATTCCATTATAAGGGATACGCGAATGAAAAACTATTATTTCAACACTACTCTTTAGCTGATAGCAAAAGAGTAGCTGTACTTATTCATCGATTTTTCTGCACAAGTCTTCACCGTAAGCTACGTTCAAACTTCCTCCGCTGTCCCAATTGACCATGATGCTTCCGATGTCGTCCACTCCTATCACCGTTCCGCGAGTTCCTATCGGTGGTGCTTGGGGATCGTCCATGCGAACAAGTTCAACTATTGTTCCTGAGGGGTACTGCCTTCGGATATTTTCAACCGTTTCCCTTTTAATAAACATCTTCATCCTCCTCTGCGATGGTGTCCTCAAGCGCCTTTTCCAGAATGCCCATATCAAAATGGAACTCGGAATAAGCATCCTCGATGACCTTGTAGTATTGGTAGCTTGGCGAGCCAAGCGGCCTGCGTACATCCATGATGTACGCCATAGCCTTTTCTCTCTTTCCGTTTACGGTAACGGTCAGGTCTTTCTTATAGTAGAAGGCTGGAAAACCTTCATAGCGGTCAAGGTTGATTTCATCCGTTTCTCCTATTTCCCAGATAAGAACCGGAACCTTGTATTCTTCAGCCTTTTCGATGGTGGCATAAGTGCCCGTCTGCGAGCCCCTAAAGAGCAACCGGTAGCCTTCCACTTCCGAAGTGCCGATAAGTTTCGCCGTTGGGCAGCGGAAAGCCATCTGGCGTGTATCCATGTTGCTACCATATGCGATATAGAGTTTTCTTTTCATAGTAGAAATCATCCTTTCCGAAAGGCTGTCATTGCCTTTCACTACCTTAAGGGCGGTCGTGCCGCCCGTGGGAGCGCCTTTGGCTAATTCCTTCAAGCAACCTGTCTCCAAGCCGAGTTGCCTTCGAGGTGCTTGAGGAAGTGAAGCCTGCAGGTCTTGAACTCGTCCCCGATAAGTCCCAATCGCAGCATCCAGCATCTGAATGCGTACTTTTCGTTGTCGGTGACTGTTCTTCTTGCGGAAGCTTTCTTCTGGGACAATGCCTGGTGGCAAACCGCAAGGCAAAACTGTATGTAGGCTTTAATCTCTCCTGCGTGGGTGGTTGAGTTGAAAAGTCTGAACTCTACCGTGCCTTTTGTGAAGGTTGCGTGGAGGTTCAAGCCGTGGTAGCGTGTGCTGTTGTAATGGCGGTCCCTGCCGTTGGGGTCTTCTGCGTACCAGATGTCCGCAAGCTGCGCCATCGTCTTTGGTTTCCTGCGGTTGATGGTTTCAAGTAGCGCCTCGTTGGTCTTTTTGCAGTAACGGAGGCGTCTCGGGTCTATCTGCAGGGCTTTGTAAAGAATGTCCTCCTTGCTCGCGATGATGTTCACTATGTTTCGAAGGGTCTGCGGTGTGAACCGCTCCGCCCCAACATGTACGTGGATTCCGCAGGAGGTGTTTACAATCGCTCCCTTATGCCTTAGCTGTCTGACCAGTTCCTGCAAGTCCTCAATGTCATCGCAGGCAAGGATCGGGCTGACCACTTCGGTCTTGTAATCATCCCCTGCGGAGGTTCTTGAGCCGCCGACCTTCTTTTCCGCTATGATGCTTGAGTCGTACATTGCCTTCCAGGTTCTGCCCTTGGTGTCCTTGGCTTCGTAGGTTCGGTATGATCCGCCTGCGTAGACGCTTTCCGTTCCAAAGTAGTCGGCGATGACCTTGCCCGCCTGCTCTCTAGTGATGCCTGTCATTTCAATTTCAATTCCGAATTTCTGCGTTTTCATATGTTCTCATCCTTTCAAATTGGTGTGTTTTTCCTTTTGGTAGTACTATATATCACTCTAAAAGCACATATTATCCAGTACTATTTTTGAATAAACACAACTATTTTTAAGGCTGAAAACCCCATGAATTTCACGAATCTTGTTCTTCTATTGCCGTGTACCTCGGGTAGTCGTACCCTTGCTGTTTACCAAAATCCTCTCACCCGTCAGCAGGTTAATAACCCTGATGCACCTGATTTCTCCGCTTGGCTTGAACCGCCATCGTCTTTTTCAATCCAAGGCTGATCCTCAAGCAAGTCCTTTGTGAATTCTTTAAAATCAAGATCGTTAAGTGCGACCTCCTTGGCAACCTCGTAAGCTGACCCGGTGAATCCTTCTTTTTTGGCAATTCTGGTCGAATCTCTTAGTTCTTCGATATCGACCATTTTTCTTCCAAACAAAGCTCTCATTCTGCTCACCTCTCTTCCTTTTTCGCAAGCAGTCGAGCCTTGTGTTTCTCCTCGTCAGCGGCGGTACGGAAGGCTGTGTGCCCTTTTAGTCCCTTGAGCAATGCTTTCCTTGATGCCTTGCCGCCTTCGCCTGTAATCCCCAAACGTAGAAGCCAAACTCGAAGGTAGTATTTTTCGTTTTCTGGTTTCTGCTCCTTAGGACTCACCCGTTTTACTTCCTTTGCCTGTGCCACCATGAAGGCAGCCAATTCCGCATATGCTCTGTTCTTGTCAGGGTTGTCCGAAAGAGCAAAGGTGAAGGTGACCTTCTCTTCATCAAAAGACATACCACGGATGGTCTCTTTATTGCCGTCCGTTTTAGAGAGAGCGAGGAAAGCTTCCTTGGATTCAGGCGGGTTCGTTTCGAGATCCTTAATCAAATCCTCGCTAACAGAAAAATTGGTGCGCCCCACCACCCGGTTCAATAGGTATTGCTTGCTGTGAAGCATAAAGATCAGGTTGCGAAGAGCGTTAATGTCCATACCATCGGTTGGAACGCTTATATTCAATTCCGCTATAGCCGACTCAAGGTAGCCGAGTTCTGTCAAATGTTCTTTCAATTTCTCACCAGCCTCTTCGGTTTCGCAAGTTACCGCGCCGTCACGGTCAATTGTGAATTCTCCGACCTTATATGCGAAGGTTGGCGGGCCGAGGTAGCTTTGCTCCTCACCCGTGAACTCGCTGATTGCCTTGACCAGTGCTTTTCGGTTATCAGTATTTGTCTTGATAATCATGTGATGTTCCTCCTTTATTTTTTGGTATTACATACATCACTCTGTAAGGCACATAAGTCAAGACAATCTCTTATTGTTGACAATTCATTCCCGCAATTTTTTTGCCGATGGCATAGACCACGTTCACGGTCACTCCATTGCCTGCCTGCTTGTAAAGCTGGGCATCGGAATTGACCTCTGCTGCCTTCTCGAACAGGTCATCGGTAAAGCCCTGGAGTCTGAAACACTCCCTTGGAGTCAGCCTGCGGATGCGTACCAGCTTGCCGTTCCACACCACTACACCGACCGCGCCTGAGCAGGAAATAGCATGGGCAAAGCCCTGTCCGACCCTGGCACGGCGTGTTTCGGAAGACGGATAAGCCAGGTCGACCGAATCGCCCGGGTAAGCTGTCTGGTAGCCCTGCTTCGTTCCGTTTCGCAGCTTGATGCCGTCCGGAGTGTGTTTTAAAGGCTCGTTGTGATCCTGCTCTGGTCCGTCATTGTCCTTTTCTACTTCAAGTATGACCCCGTGCCTGTCCTGGCCCGTGAGTGTGAACATGGGCTCGCCACAATCTTTCATCCTGCGTCCATTCTGCCGTTTCTCCACTCGGTCGGGAGTCAGTACGGGGTAAGCTTTAATCAGAAGATTGTCTTTTGCCACTGTGCTGATGGTGTTGCTGCAGCCATCGGTTCTAGGTTTCAAACGGGTCATATTATGTCGGCTTTCTTTTAAGTCCCCGTTTTCATATGACTGCCGGATGCTCTTGCCATATTCTGTACGAACTGAGCGAAGGACGGCGGCATCCTCATCATTTTCCTCTCCTACTTCAAGAACAGCACTGTTCATGGCGGTACGCTTCGTAGCACCCGCCGTATACCTGGCTGTAATGCACCGGGCCTCTTCCGTAATCTTCGGTGCGCTTGTGGGCTGGTCTATAAGGTAAAGGCCCGTCTTTGCGCCAAGACCGCCGGCACCGCTGGCAAGTGTGACGGAAACACCGGAGGGATCATAAACCCGGTATCCCTGGCATCCGTCTATAATCTGCTTAAGATTTCCACAGCTTTCTGTGCCGACAGGTAGTATTTCTCGTCCGCCCCTGCTTCTAAGATGTCCGATAGTGTACACTCGTTCACGGTTTTGGGGGACTCCGTAATCTTTGGAGTTGAAAACCTGCCACTCGACATCGTACCCAGCTTCGCCCAGTTCACAGAGATATTCGAGGAAATCCCATCCGGCATTGCTTGAAAGAAGGCCTTTAACATTTTCGAGGATAACCCACTCGGGTTTATCTTCTTCCGCTTTGCCTTTGAGGAGGTCAATGAAGTCAAAAAAGAGTCCGCTTCGCTCACCGTGAAGCCCGCTGCGTCCCCCTGCAATAGAGAGGTTTTGACAAGGGCTTCCCGCAGTCCATATATCTGCTTTAGGAATGCCATCTGCTCTGAGTTTTGTGATGTCATCTCCGTACCATTCTCCTTCCGTATCATATATAGCACGGTATGACCGCACCGCAAATTTATCCTTTTCACAAAATCCGACACACTTCATGCCGGCCAATTCCAAGCCGCGGCGGAAACCTCCGATGCCGGAAAAGAAATCAATAAAAGTAAGTTGTTTTGTATCAGACATGGTTGTCCGCTCCTTTCAAAAATAAAAGGCACGGAGCACTCCATGCCTTAACTGTCTGTATCTTCAGTTGTATTTGCTACCGCTTTCCGGACCTCGGCATAGGGAACACGAACCCCGCCACGAAGTAAAAACACACTTGTTGAATCTCCTGTCGCTTCCACAAAGCGGTTCACGATGACATCCGCAAATTTCTCATCCAACTCAATACCGTAGCAGATACGCCCTGTCTGCTCGCAAGCGATCAGCGTGGAGCCGCTTCCTAGGAATGGGTCAAGCACGATGCAGTTGCTCATGCAGGAATTCTGGACCGGATACGCCATCAAAGCCACGGGCTTCATGGTCGGATGCTCCTTTGAGGATCTCGGACGGTCATATTCCCAGACGGTTGTCTGCTTGCGGTCTGTGTACCACTGGTGCTTGCCGCCTTTCTTCCATCCGAACAGACACGGTTCGTGCTGCCATTGGTATGGGGAGCGGCCAAGGACTAGCGAGTTCTTTTTCCAGATGCAGCACCCGGAAAGATAGAACCCGGCATCGGCAAATGCCCTGCGGAAGTTAAGCCCCTGGGTGTCTGCGTGGAACACATAGATGGAAGCATCAATTTCCATGTTCTGCTCCATATTGACGAAGGCTGCAAACAGGAACTTATAGAAATCCGTATCAGACATATTGTCATTTTGAATCTTCCCTGCGGTTTCCTCCACGTTTACGTTGTATGGGGGATCTGTCACCACAAGGTTCGCTCGATTGCCTTCCATGAGGGCGGCATAGGTTTCAGGCAGGGTTGAGTCACCGCAAATAAACCTATGCTTTCCAAGTAGCCAGACATCACCCTTCGTTGATATGGTCGGCTTCTTTAGAGCCTCGTCAACATCAAAATCATCTTCTTTGATTTCCTTGTTATGGACTTTGGAGAAAAGCTGCTCGATTTCCGGCGCTTCAAAGCCTGTAAAATCCGTATTGAAGTTTGCCGTCTGCAAATCCACAATAAGATCAGCTAGGAGTTGCTCGTTCCAGACACCTGTTATTTTATTTAGGGCGATGTTCAGAGCCTTGACCTTGTTCTCGTCCTTGATTTCAACGACCACACACTGCACTTCGGTATAACCCAGGTCTTTCAGGACCGTCAGCCTTTGGTGCCCGCCGATGACCGTCAAATCGTAATTGACAATGATGGGTTCAACATATCCGAACTCCAGAATGGAGCTTTTGATTTTCTCGTATTCCTTGTCTCCCGACTTCAGTTTCTTGCGGGGATTGTATTCTGCCGGACGGAGAGCATCCGTAGGCAGCGACTGCCATTTCATTTCACTCATGGTTTACCTCCTCATATTTGGCAGGACTTTCATATGGATCTCTGCCCTCTTCCTCCCACCAAAACCTGTCATGTACATAACATTCGTGGCTGCAGTATTTTCTGTTCTTGTTTCCATAAACGGTAAAAGACTTGCCGCAGTAGACACAGGTCTTCTCATATAAGGCCGTATCCTTTTTCTGCACGACCTCTGGGTGTGCAGCCCACCATCCACGTCTGCATTTGTCCGAGCAGAACTTGCGCTTGCGTCCTGTCTCCGGCTGTTTGATATCTTTACCGCAGCACAGGCAGGCTTTACCTTGCTGCATCTGTTCTTTCATATTCACAGTCAACTCAGCTGCATAGCCGTCAAGGTTGTGGCTCTTGCAGTAGTTGCGGACCACGTCACGGGAAAGACCTACAACCGAAGCAATGGCCTTGTATCCGACTCCTCGCATGCGCAGTTCCCGTATCTGTTTTGTTTGAAAATATGTCATTGCTTCACATCCTTTCGCTAAAATTTTCTATAAAAAAAGACCGCAAAACCCTGCGTTTGAGCAAGTGTTTTACAGCCTTTTCAGCTATAATCCGGCGAAAGCCGTAGAAAACCAAAGTGAAAAAGAACTCCTTGTTTCACGGCACTTTCGCTATTTCTTATGAATTTTCGTGTGTATTCCGGCGCCTTCGGGGTATCCCCCCTGGTTAATTCTGCGATTTTTCACACGGTTGGGGGCGGCGGTCTTTCGGCACCCACGCTCTAGAGATTTCGACCGCCCCTGGGGGTGGTCAGTACCGGAATTCCTGGTACCTATCCTCGGTCATTGTCTTGGTGTCGTGGCACGGCTTGCACAGCGGCTGCCAGTTGGCTTCGTCCCAGAACAAAGCTTGGTCACCCCGGTGCGGAATGATGTGGTCAACCACCGTGGCTTTCACAAGCCTGCCCTGATCCATGCACTTCACACACAAGGGATGCGCTTTCAGAAACCTGGTTCGTGCCTTGCGCCATCTATTGTTGTAGCCTTTCTCCTTTGTACCCTTTACATCTGATCGGTGCATAGTTGCGTGTTCCTCACAGTACTTAGCTCCGTAGGGAACAAGCCGGCAGCATCCTGGGTGCTTGCACGGGGTGTTTGGTCTTCGTGGCATGGCTTACTCCTCCCAAGGAAGCAGTGCCTTGCCGAAGTGGCCATAAGAACTGACACAGTTATAATCTACATCCAACAGGTGGAGTGCTTCAATTATTCCTCGTGGAGTAAGGTCGTAGTTGTCCCGGATGAAGTCTTGAATGAAATCCATCGGCACATGATCGGTACCGAAGCACTCAATAGCTACAGACACAGGCTCGGCAATGCCGATGGCATAGGCAAGCTGTACTTCACAGCGTTCTGCGTACTCAAGACTGACAATGTCCTTTGCTATCTTCCTCGCCATGTAAGCCCCGCTTCTGTCCACCTTCGTGGGATCTTTGCCGGAGAACGCACCGCCACCGTGACGACACATCCCGCCGTAGGTATCGGCAATTATCTTTCTGCCTGTCAGGCCGCTGTCTGCAAAGGAGGAACCAATGACGAATCTCCCCGTGGGATTCACGAGTTTTTCAAAGTCAATGTTCAGTCCATAGTTCAAAGCCGCCATCTCCATGACCGCTTCTACAATAGGCTTGATCTCATCAACAGTCACATCTTCACGATGCTGGGTGCTGATAAGGAATGTGGTGATGCGGCCCTTTTCGTAATCATAAGAAACCTGGCTCTTTGCATCCGGCAGAAGCATGGGATTGTTAATGTCTCGAAGCAGCCGCAATGCATGTGTGGCAACGGCATAGGGAATCGGCATAAACTCAAGTGTTTCACTCGTGGCATAACCGAACATCATGCCCTGGTCTCCTGCGCCTTGATTGCCATCAACACCGAGAGCTATATCCGCACTCTGCTTGCTGACCAGGACTTTTACCTTATATTTGTCGACATCGGAAAGCCCGATGCGGTTAAGAACCTTTGCAACCAGAACCTTATAATCAGGTGTGTGCTTGGAGCTTATTTCTCCTGCAATGATTATGTCATAGTCCTTGATTAGACACTCCGCTGCCACACGGCTATTTCTATCGTACTTCAGACAGTCAGTAACGATTGCGTCCGAAATCTGATCGCAGATCTTATCCGGGTGTCCGCACGATACTTGTTCGCTTGTAAAAATCATACTTTATCACTCCTTTCGTATGTACGGATGCGTGAAAGGATGAAAGACGCATCCGGCCAAAGAAAAAGAGCCTGAGGTCAAGCCCCAAGCCCTTGTATACTTTCCTGGCAATTATAAGTATAGTACGAAAGAAATGAAAAAGCAGTACACATTTAGTACACCTTTAGTACACACTCCATCTTATCAATTAGATTTATGTTTATATCTTGATTGTCAAGAACTTAAAAAAATTAAGAACAAACTATTAATCATGGGGAAAACATGAGAACTGGCCGCATTGCAAAACCATCACTTGTTGTTCCTTGTGTCATTTTATATACTGCTATGTTTTGATTCTTAGCAATATTAATGAGGGCATTTTCAGTATCAACATCACAGTTCTTCCCAATGTAAACCTGATGAGGCTTCAACCCGACATAACGACTCGGATGTGTTTTCGGCAACGATAGTCTAAATTCTTTTTCATAGGACCAGTCAATTCCCTTAATGTTATCAAGTAACTGTATGATGAACACTAAAGTAAGATCATATAATACTATATTTTTATTCCCTAATGCCAACTGCTTTTTCTTTTCTGTCAAAGCATACTCAGCGAACTTAACCATATAATCTGAAATATCGATGCGGGCATCCAGGTATTGTATTGGAAATGCAAAGCTCCTAATCATAGGGCTCTTAGAAGTTTCATAAGAGACACAGTAACCTCGATGGTTATTCGAATAATGTGCCCACATTGGCATATTCATGTAATTGGTCGCTGATAATGAAGTCCCTATGTGATAAGAAGCAAAATCATCAATCAACCTACCTCCATGTTCTTTCAAGACCTCCAAGTTTTTCAACTCATCAGGGTTATAAAAAATAGCTCTCCCGTCAAATGGATCGTTGAATTGACTTAACTCCGCTAGAAAAACTTCCTTGTTTTTAAGCGTTTTTATCTTCAATTCATTCAATCTTTGATCATCGGTTATGGAATGAAATTTATAGAGGATTTCAGGCAGGTATAATCTAGTAATTGTAAAAATTTGTTTGAATATTTCTTGTCTGATTTCGACAGGAAAACTATTGATTACTTTTACTGCCTTTATGTAATCCATCGGGCTTTCCTTTGACCATTGCTCTTGATTCCAGGTGCTTGATTCAATAGGTTTATATTCATGCATATTGAGTTTGTCATCTGGAGATAATCGCATCACATTATGCATAGCATCACTCCCATTTTTAATATAAAAACTCTAATAAGTTAATTATACTAAACGCTTGTCATTATAACCACATATTAAAATCCTCAAATACCCCCACTTGAATTTGAATGGCCTTCGTGATTTGACTCATGAGTGACTTACTGCTTATATATCCCCTTTTTTCCAGTAACATACTTTTATCTATGCTGTCAACTTGTTCCGCCAAAGCCACACTAGGGTAGTCCAATCCACACCCGGCTGTTACTGGAATGTACACATGGGTTGGAAGAAACCGCTTCTTGTGTATTTTTGAAGTTAGAGGCACAACGGTGATAACCGGAGAATAGGCATTGGCTCTATTATTACTTACTACAACCACAGGACGGACTCCACACTGTTTTCTCGTATCTATGTTCTTGCCGAAATCAACGAAATAAATATCTCCTCTTTTACACATCGCATTCACCTCAACTTAAAATGTATTCTGCTATTTCTTTGTCGTGGATGGCATATAAGATTTGCAATTCACGAATTGCCTTCTTTCGGTACTTTGCCACCATCGTCCGGCTGACATGGTACCTGTCAGCCAGATCATCCCATGTCATCCCTTCGATGACCATATCTGAAATGAAGTCCGGGAGAATGCCACTCAAGGAAAGAACAGCTGCCTCGAAAAAGATTAATTCCTCTGCAAGCATCGAATGTTTCTTTTCCAGATGCTCCCGCCACTCAAGGTTGATTCGCTCCATCTTGTTCCTATATTTCATGGCGATGGTTGCTGTCTTTTCTGAAACACCGCTCGTCTGAACACGCTCACCTTCTGGATGGGAGAAGTACATAGAGTCAATCATCTCTGTTTCAGTGATGCCTTTAAAATTCAATATCTGGTTTTCAAGACAAGTTCGCTCCATCACCATCTGCTGATATTCCTGCATTATTTTTTCTATCCTTTCGCTCATACTGCACCTCCAATCCTGGCTTTGACTGCTTCAATAAGCGCAGACTGCCTCATATCCTTTGCTTCCAGCGCCCTCATCACATCCTCGTCATGTGTGCCACGGGTGACGATGTGATGAATCACAACGGTGTTTTTCTGACCCTGCCGCCAGAGCCTTGCGTTCAACTGCTGATATAACTCTAAAGACCAGGTAAGCCCAAACCATACTACAGTGGAGCCGCCTTCTTGAAGATTAAGCCCATGTCCTGCCGAAGCAGGATGGATCAGCGCCACAGGTATCTTCCCTGTGTTCCAGTCCTCAATATCCTGTGGGGTATCGATGCATCTGACATCAAACCGCTCACGGATACGCGCCAGATCATGCTTGTACCAGTAAGCCACGAGAAGCGGTTTGCCGTTGGCAGCTTCAATCAAATCCTCCAGTGCATCCAACTTCCTGTCATGAATGCGAATTACTTTTTTATCCTCTCCGTACACTGCTCCATTTGCCATCTGCAGCAGTTTGTTTGAAAGTCCCGCAGCATTGATCGCATCAATTTCCTCGCCCTTGATGGACAGAACCATATCTTTCTGAAAAATGTCGTAAAACTGCTGCTCCTTCTGATCCATCGATACCTCAATGTGGTTACTGATTTTTTCCGGCATATCGAGGAAGTCCACAGCTTTCATGGAAATGCATATATCAGAAATCAGATCATAGATAGCTTCTTCTGCTCCATCTCGTGGTTTATATGAATAAATGATTTCGCGGTTTCGCTTATCAGGCTTGAAGAACCTATCGCGATATCCTCCGATAAACCGTCCTAACCTTTGCCCCCTATCAAGCAGATACATCTGAGGCCATAAGTCAAGAAGCGAGTTTGGTGCAGGAGTGCCTGTTAGCCCTATGACCCTCTGAATTTTTGGGCGGACTTTCTTCAAAGCCTTGAACCGCTGTGCCTTATTGGATTTGAAACTGGAAAGTTCATCAATGACCACAGTATCGAAATCCCACTGCCAATTTTCAACAAGCCATGTCACATTTTCACGATTGATAATATAGACAAAGGCAGGTTTGTTAAGTGCAGCTTCTCTCTGCTTCTGACTGCCAAGAACCAAAGAGTATGTCAGTCCCGTTAGATGCTCCCACTTTGCCAGCTCCTTCGGCCAGGTATCTTCTGCCACTCGCTTGGGAGCGATAACGAGAATCTTGCCGATATCGAAGTTATCCAAAGCTAAATCCCATATAACGGTCAAAGCAATGATACTTTTACCCAATCCACAATCCAGGAAGATGCCGCAATCCGGATGCTCTTTTATAAAATCAATGCAATACAGTTGATACTGATGCATAAGATTTTTACTTAGTTTTTCCATGCACTAAATCCCCTTTCCTGATATGCTCACGAGCGTGTTCGCTCTGACTTGAAAGCACTTCAATATTTTCAGGACGGTTATTCCTTTTATCTCCGTCAATATGATGAACAACCTCTCCCGGTCGCAATTGCCTACCCAATTTCATCTCGGCCACGATTCGATGCATATGTCTGCCATTCAACTTAATGTAAGTCTTTTCTTCACCTTCGCCTAACCGCAAGAGAGCAAGTTTTGTTCTGACCTCATCGGTCATGCGGTTTGGATTTAGACGGCGATTCAGTTCCGACAAATCCGGCCTTCGATTATACCCCTCAGGATTATGTTTTTTGGAAGCGTGTTTGTAATGACAATCCTGGCAACAGAATTTTCTGTCTTTGCGATTAGACTCAAATTCCTTGCCGCACCACTGACATTTCAATTTCATCAAGCACACCTCCAATCTTTTCTTTATTGTCCACGCAGTAGACTTGAAAGCCTAACTCTGTCAGCTGCCTTGCCCGTTTCTCTTGCAAGGGTCGCATGGTTCTTCTGGGGGCTTTCAATTCCACAAAAGCCAGCTTGCCACCTGGGAAAAGGACAAGACGGTCGGGCACCCCATCGAGACCGGGGGATACAAATTTGACAGCAAGCCCACCACGCTTTTTTACTTCGGTGACCAATTTTCTCTCTATTAAACTTTCTCGCAAAAGACCATCTCCTTTCAGCACTTGTGCCTATGTTTCGTGCCTAAGATAAAAACTTCTATACGCGCGTACGCATACATACACGTGCCTATTTCCTTTATTTAATATATTTTTATTGCTCATTATGGTTTTTTATAGGCACGATAGGCACAAACCCTCCAAACCAACCTGTTTTACTACCGTTTTCGGCTGTGCCTTTCTACGTGCCGACGTTTTTTTACGGAACGATAGGCATGTGCCTAACTCTCCGATTTCATGCCTTGCTTTTCTCTGACGAAGGTCTTCTGCGGACCGTAAAGGGGGTAATAGGTCTTTCCGGTTTTGTTTGAGGTCAGTTTCTGCCACCCCCCGATACGAGTCAAAATGCCTTCGATTTCATAAGAATCGGTGCGTTTAAGGTTCTGGCGCTCCTTGCCGAAGCATTCACACCAGATTTCCATCACGCAGACCTTGTCGCGGCTGATAGTCCCTGCTGTAGCTGCACCGTCAAACTCGCTACCGCCCAGAAAGCTCCTTCTCTGATAAAGATCCATGCCATCCCAGTTCTCTGGAAGCAGATGATCAAGGTAATCAGTTACAATGCCCTCACGGTCATCGGACTCCATTGCCTGTTGCTGAGCAACATAAGCTTGAGCTGCCACTTCGCCTTTAAGGAACAGCTCCTCTCCGGCACGATACTTCACAATGGCCTCAGCCCAAACCTGGTCGACCTCAGTTAAGTCCCAGGCATTATATTTCCCACTGCCCGTAACATGCACGGGCCAGAAACGTCTGTTTCCCGTGATGTCACGGAGGAAGCCGCTCTCTGCGTTTGTTGAACCTACGATGATGTTGGTTCTTGGATGACTTTCTACATTGACACCATAGGACTGACGGAATTTATCGTCTGTGCGGCTGATGAAGGATTTGACTGTCTCCACATCCACCTTCTTGATGCCCGCCAACTCTCCAAGCTCCAGAATCCAATAGCCCTGCAATTTCTCAGCTGCAGTCTTATCCTTCATATCCGAAATGGACAGACTGTCCGAGTACCACTGCCGTCCAAGAAGAGCAAAGAGTGTGGACTTGCCAACTCCCTGCGGACCATTAAGAACAAGGATGGAGTCGTACTTGATGCCGGGCTCATATACACGGGCAACAGCGGCACAAAGTGTCTTTCTTGTAACTGCTCTGACGAATGCGGTATCGTCTGCACCGAGATAATCTATAAGTAAAGTGTCAATACGTTCCTCCCCATCCCATGTGAGGGTTGCCAGATATTCCTTAATTGGATGGTAGGTGCGTTCTGCAGATGACACCGCTAGTAGCGCATCCTTAAATTTAGTAGGTGACCAGATCCCGTACACCCTCTCAAAGTACACTTTTGCGCAGGCAAGGTCTGCATCACCCCAACCGGGACGAACTTGGCTCCACGGCAGTTCTCCAATCACATCAAGCATACTTTTGAACTCGTTGTAGACTATTGGTTTGAGGTTGTTGTCATAGCGGATAATATTAGCAATATTAGTCAGGGTATCTTTAACCCTCCCCTGTTTGTCCAGCTCCAGAAGGGTCTGCCAGTTTTCTTCATCCACTGCATCAAACTCCGCCATAGCCTGACTCTCGCGCTCTTTTGCAAGGCGCAGCTTCACCTTTTCGTCATCAACGACAAATTCCTGCATGGCTTTGAAGGATGGCAGCTTGGAGGATTCTGTGTCCTCGTCCGCTCTGGCATCCAGACCACCGAACTTATGGATTCGCACCAAATCAAAGGCATTCATGAGATGCCCGCAAGCAGGATCGGTAGCATGATGGCTGTATGCATATTTATCTTCATAAATAACTACACCCGCCTGGGAGTCAGCAGGGATATAGTCATAGCGACCGGTCATCTCACTATTGCGATATACATCAGCAATGAAAGTATCTATGGCATCCGTTACTGAGTAAGTACGGCAGAAGGCACCTACCATTCCGGGCTTTTCAAGAGGGTTAGCCTGTTTCTTGACCTCACGTTGCACCACAGTCTGCTGCCTTTTTGAAACAGGCCATTCTGCTGAATTGTGCCAATCTTTATATTTGGCAAGGACTGTATCGGGGTCAAGGAGATCTCCGTCTATCTCACGGAATACGAACTCTCCGTCAACTGAGGTAGAAGGCCAGTACATCAACCGGCTCGGTTCATAGGTGGTGTCGTCGAAGAGCTCAATTCCGATTTCCTCAGCTACCTTTCTCGCTATCGCAGAGTATTCTTCAGGCGATGCCTCACGGGCAAGCGGGATAATAAGGCGTAATCGCGGTTTTTCTGCTGTGTGCTTATGGGTTGAGTAGAAATAGCATTTGAAGGAAAAGAACATCTCGATCTGTTCGATGGTGTCAGGCAGTGCGTAGTCCATATCCAGGCATAGCCCAGAGCGGGTCAGGACACAGTCCTTTTTTCGTCTACCTTCTTTTAAGGTTCCAAGGACAAACCCGCCCACATCCTTTATGTCATCCTGTTTTGCCTTGGATAGTTTTCTATACTGCTCAACGGTTTCGGCGGTTCTGTGAGTGGTGGATATGCGGTCGCGGAACTCGTCCAGCTCCATTTCCGTCAGGTTCCACTGTTTGTCCATACGGGAATTGCCCGTACAAAGCCTTATTTTCATCTGCATTCCCTCCCTGCGGTAAAGAGTTCAATATTTCTTACGGTTCGCTGACGAAGCCTCCTTGCTTCCTTAAACCTTGTCGTGTACTCGCGATATTCATCTGATTTCTCCGGATGGTACATTGCCTTATCGGCATACTCCTGCATCTGGGCTACATATCTGCTCTCCAGCCCATAAAGGAATGCAATCAGTCTGTCCTTATCCGCTTCCGATGAATATCTGTGAATCAGAGAAAAGACCTTCCTGGCTTTGTCCAGAGTACAGGGGAAAAAGTAATCAAGGTTCAGCTCCATATATCCTGTGGGATACTTTATCTTAAGTTTTCTGGCATCCGCTTCTGCATTGCGGATGCCTTCATATGCGGTCGGATCATAGTAACCTTCCGCGTTATATTTGCTGATTCCCAAAGAAACACACCCCCCTATGCGCTTAGCCTGCGTTCAATGACTGGCAACAAGCCGCACTCATTTTTCAGCAAGTCGTAAAGGAACAATCTGCCCTTCTGCGTCCAGTAGGTGTGCATTGCACTTCGTTCAGCATCAATGGCATATGTCTTGGACTGGGTGTAACCTTGGTCGGCATAATTTTGGTATAAGAGCCATGTGTTACACTGCTTGAACTGAACACCAAGGTCGTGAAGCATCTTATTAAATGCCTTACCGGACATTCCGTAATCTTTCGCAATTTGGCTGACAGGGATAACACTCTTATTCTGTAAAATCAAATCGTAGTAGCTGGCTTTCGGCTGCAGTTCGCAAATGATCTGCCTGCTTTGCGCATTCTCAAGCTCCAGAAGTTTGATTCTCTCTTTTTCTGCCTTCAATTCCTGAAGGGCGGATATAAAGAGGTCCGGATCATTCAGTAGCTCCTCTTTGGCATAAAGGCCGTGCTTTCTGACAGTTGGGATAACATCATCAAAAACCCATCGTTCAAACTTTTCTGCAGATGGCAATTTACTGTTAACAATCAAACGGTAAAGGTCACCCTCGGGAATAAAGAGCATTTCAATTGTTTTCTCAGGCGATTGTGGATGCGGTATGCCTCGTTTTAGGGCATACCTGCAATGTGCATCGATAGCATTCTGTGGCTTGGCATAGCCAAGCGCCTTTGCCACATCGCTGCCGCAGAATAGTGGCTTGCCATCCTGTTCCAGTGTTCTAATCTCACCAAACTCGATATTTTTGAAAATCTTAATATTACTCATAATTTTTCATCCTCCTAATCTTTTTTATAGAAATCACATTCGTAACCATCAGCTCTTAGTGGCAGCCCTGCTGCCCAGTCAGGAGCGACCGACATTATCCTGCATATATCTTCAACACTTGAATATCCTTCTGGAACCTCCAGCACAGCTTCATCATGAATGTGCATCACAATTTCAAACCCGCTGTTGCGGAGCCTGAGCATGGCAAGCGCCAAAAGGTCACGGCTTGTTGCCTGAACGATGTTCTCGACCAACTTCGGCCCATAGGTTTCAATCCTCATCCATTTTTTGCTTTCGCCAATCCCCTCATAAGTCAGGCCCTCACGGCCAAACTTGTTGGTTTCGAGTCTCGGCTTGATATAAGATAGCTTTCTGCAGGAGGGCAGTGTGACAAACAGGATGCCGGACTTGTAAGAAAAACACACCTTGCCGACGACCTTTTCCTTCTTTTCACGGACAGCCGTGGTGGCGGCTGCATCTACATCCCACCAGAACTTTGTAATGTGGGGATTCGCGCTTCTCCACTGATTGACCAGTATGGGCAGTTCTTCTTCAGTCAAACCCATGTCCAATGCACCCATTGAGGTTAAAGCTCCTACTGATCCACCGTAGCCCAAAGCCAGTTCTGCGATTTTTCCCTTTTGCCTGAGCGGGCTCCCTTTTGTTATTTCTTCAATGGGAACACCGAACATGGCGGATGCCGATGCCTCATAGATCTTGCCGTGGCTGGCAAACACATCAAGACGCCATTTCTCACCAGAGAACCAGGCCAGCACTCTTGCTTCAATTGCAGAAAAGTCCGCTACGATAAAACGGGTACCAGGCTTTGGCACAAAGGCGGTCCGAATCAGTTCCGACAACACGCCTGGAACGGAGTCAAAGAGCAAATCCACATCCTCATACCGACCTTGTTTTATAAGGCTTCTGGCAAGAGCCAAATCCGCCAGATGGTTCTGTGGCAGATTCTGAACCTGGACAAGCCTTCCTGCCCAACGTCCTGTGCGGTTCGCCCCATAGAATTGAAGCAGACCGTGGACCCTCCCATCCGAGCAGACGGAGCGCTCAATGGCTTCGTATTTCTTGACTGAGGTTTTTGCCATCAGGAGACGGAGCTTCAAGACTTCCAGAACTTCTCCGTCCGTTTCTGAAAGAAGCCCCTTGACCGATTTTTTATCAAGGCTCTCCACCTCGACACCTCTGTCCATAAGCCATTCCTTGATTTGGGTGACAGAGTTGGGATTGTTAAGCCCCGTCAGCTCATAAGCCTGCTTAGTCGCCATATCCTTGTACCGGAGATCGCACTCAACTGCGTGGGCTACCAGGTCGCGGTCTACCAGGATGCCTCTGTCGTTGATTTCCTGATCGAGCCTGTAGAGTTCCATCTCGCTGTCGGGAATCTGAAAATTCCTGAGTTTCCACCTTATCTCCCGTTCCGCATCCACATCTCGGATGCAGTAGCTTTTGAACATCTCCCATTTTTCAGGCGCGTGTTCAGGCAGGTTTCTGGTCCTTCCCTCGTTTGTCTTGGTGGGCTTGCATGGGATGGAGAAATACCTGACCAGGTCAGTTCCCTCCTTCAGCTTTTTTTGCTGAATATCCAAAACCTCGCCCACGCCTTCAAGCGACAGAGGAAGTGCAAGCATAGCCGACTGGACCGCTGTGCATTGCCAGGAATCCGGTGAAAGAGGTGTGTTCAGGTATCTTGAAAGACAGGTCCTTTCGAACGCCGCGTTGAAAGCTGTCTTTATGACGCTCTCTTCGGTTAGCGCCTCAAGGACTTCTACGGGAAGCTCCTCCCCGCATGCCAGGTCCACTATTTTCGTTTCTTCATCATCGAATGCGTAGGCGAAGAGCAGAATTGTAAAGTTGGGACTGTCAACATAGGCGTAAACGCCGCATTTCGTCAAATCCACATCCGAATAAGTCTCAATATCTATTGATAAATACATTGCATCCTCTCCTTGTATGTAAAGGGCGGCAGTTGCCCACCGCCCGCAGTATTTCTTAGCCGAGGAAATCCTCATCTTCCGCAGTGTCGAAATCATCGGTTGCCCTTGATCGTCCTCCAAGCGTTTCGCCGTCCTTGAGTTTCTGGATGTTCCCAAGACCCGCCGCAACGCCGCGGTTGCCGTTGGAGTTGTATCCGTAGAAGGTTACGCTGACACGGCCGTAGCAGCCGGAGTACACTTCGCTTTGGTCAAGGATTGGCTGCACTTTGCCGTCCACCACCTGTGGGGCCTGTCGGCTGTTGGCATTGAAGAAATAGCAGCCTTTGTATGCTTCGTCATCCGGACGGTCGATATCGCCGTCACGAAGCGGAGTCTTGAGGTTGGCGGGTATCTTGCCTCCCCACTTGGAGGCAGAGTCCTTTTTGGCCTGTTCGATAGCAGCCTTGATTGCTTCAACGGTCTTGGTATCACTCTTTGGCACAATTGCCGAAACGCTGTATTTTGGATCGCCCCCGTTTACGGAGTCTGGCTCCCAGCAGTGAAGATAGGAAAAACGGCACGGTACGATAACCTTAGTTGCAGATATATTCTTGTTCATAATTAAACCTCCTGAAATTCCGCCGCAGCGGTAGTTCTATTGATTGCATCTCTTTTATCTGAATCCGGCACCAAGGTGACCTTGCCTTGAGGCTTGTACACCAAATGGCCGAGAATACGGGTGAATTCCTGTTTGCCCATAAGCCGTTCCATCTCTGTGATGGTAACCAACGAGCGTTTATAAATGTCTGTGTATCCAGCTCCCGTGGCGGCTTCCGCTACTTCATCCTCACTTGTGTATTTGCGGTTGCTTCGACCTTCCACCAGCTTGAATCCTTTCCACTCTTTGCCGTGGACGATAGCCTGATCCTGGGCGAAGGCATAGACATCGGCCGCCCACTTAGCCAGCTCATCTGATACTTTCAGCACCTCTGCGATCTCTTCGTCTGAGAGAAGGGCCGGTTGCCGAAACTCCATCTTCGCTATGGTGAGGAACTCTTCAGCTCTTGCCCTGCACTGGTTTCTCGCCTTGCAGAAGCGGCACCAGCTACCGGCATTGAATTCACCGGCTCCCATCAGCGCCATAGTGCCTCTGGGCTTTAGCACTTCCTCGCCCCAAGCCTTCAAAGCTTCCGGGGTGATATCCCAAGTGCTTGAATTGTTCAAACGCGGCTGAAAGATTGTAAGCCTTACGGTTTCCACATCGTAGAGCATTTCTGCCATTCCAAGGATGCCGAGTCCGTATATCATTAGCTGAGGATTCCCTTCAGCGTAAACGGCCACACCTTTTCCCATCTTAAGGTCAATTATGTGTGCCACCTTGTCTGTGACAATCACCATATCCGCAGTACCGAAGCATTCATCCACATACTCCGAAGCATCCACCCGTTGTTCGACAGTGAATATTGGGCTGCTGCAGATGCACTTTGCTTCCTCGATCTCGCCTATGACAAAAGACACATATTCATCCACGGCTTCGAGTAGCTCGTCCGAGTAATAATCGGACACAGGTCGTCTGCTTCTTTGTTTGAGGTGCTTTTTGATAAGGTACTCTGCCATAGCATGTCCGGCAGAACCCTCTGCCGCATATCGGGACTCCTCGTCTGCGAATTGCTCCTCAAGCACCAAAGACGGAGGACAGTTCAAGCGGCGGTTTGCCGCCGATGGAGAAAACCTAGCATGTCCACCCATTAAAGCACCTCGGCTTCCTTGAGGAGAGCTTCGTAATCCTCCGGCTTAACACCGGAGAGCTTTCCCGCATCGTATTTCATCAGCAGAGCCTTTACCTCACGGGTTTTGCCTTGCTGGCTCTTTTCGGCAAGAACCGCCCTTACATCCTCGATGCTTATTTTGCTTTCCTGCTTTGTTTCAGCAACTGGCGGCTGCTCTGTGGTTTGTCCTTCTGTGGAACAGGCCGCCAAGGTTCGATATCCGGCTGCGAGTTTTTCGAACCCGTCAGCTAAAGTTAAATAAATTTCACTCATTACAATCCATCCTTTCATTCAAATTTCAGCCCTTTGACTACGCTGCGGAAATGGACATCCACACGCTCATCAAGGATCAAAGTCTTGGGGCTTATCTGCCTAAGCTGCTCATCGTACATCCTGACCGGGATGCGGATTTCTTTGGCGGCTTCAAGTTCATATTCCATTCCTGCCGTTATTTCCGGGCCGATTAGCCATATCAGATCACAGTCCTTCATGAGCTCGATGCCGAGCTCGATTCCCTGTATCCTCTCGTGTTGGTCGTTCTCATCAAGGAACTGAGGAAAATAGAGATGCGGCACCACAGGCAGATAACCGCAACCACATATGATTCTGGCAGCGTACGCCGCCTTCTTGGTGTTCTTCTCGATGTCCCCACGGTAGGGGCTGCACACAAAAACCTTTTTCATTGCATTCACCATCCTTTCAAATTCGGGGGTGTATCCCGTGCTATTTGTTCAGAGCAAAGTCATTGAAAATACTGTTCATTATGGCGAGGTCGTTGCCGGACAGCTGCGCGCCGAGCCGTTCCAGCAATTCCTTCTGCTCGGGTTTCAGATACTTGCGGTTCATATAGAACCCATCCATAACCCGGACACCTCCGCCATATCGCCCACGTATAGTTTCCAGAGGGTAAGAAAGCGACAGGCAGTCGATATCGTTTCTTATGGTCCGAACACTGACTCCAAACTCAAACGCCAGATTTGCCATCGTCTCCTGCCTTCTGTGGCAGAGTGTTTCCATGATTTCCTGGCGTCTCTCGTTAGGTCCCATCGCTTTCTTCACCTCCTTCCCTTGCGCTGTGGCTTAATACTAAAAGTTAAATCGGCAGGTTCTTTTCCTATTAAGAAAAACTTTTTAGCGAAACTTAGGAAAAGAAAAATGCCACGAGTTGGCCAACTCATGGCTTAATATTACTGTTCTAACGCAGGTTTGCCCCGGACATGAAAAGTCCGTTTTTAACGCAAAAAAGGCCCCCTACAAGCTACGAATTTATATCGCAGTTTATAAGGAGCCTTGGAATTCCAGAAAAAAATAACCGGACAAAAAATGTCCGGTCGCTTAAGAAATTATTTGATTTTTATTCTTCTTTGCCTATCGTGTTACAGTTATTCGCCCTCAATATCTCATTGCATTCATAGATGGAAGAATGATGCTTTGTATTCAGAAGCAGCTGGTAGATTACGTGCTCCTCATCATATAGCTTGAAGGTGAATCCTGCCTTGTCGACCAAATCCATGCTGAATATCGGATGCAGCTGCAACCCGATGCAGATGGCCACTACATTCCCAAGTGAGGTAGAATAACTAAGATCATTTCTCATTCTCTGGATTGTTTTTGTTCCCACCTGTGAATTCTCAGCTAGTTTCTCCACTGTGCATTTCTGTCGCTTCATGTGAGCCGCTAGGGTATCTGCAAATGTTGGCGGCAGGGTCCTTGCAATGCTGGCGACCTGTTTTGCCTCGCTGCCGATTTTTCTGAACTCCTCGGCTCTTTCCTCAGTTGTCCTGTTTCGTTCCGAGTCGCTATATTTAAGCTCGACGATCTTCTCTGATATGGCATCTTTGAACAGCACAGCTTCCTTATAGTATTGGGCACCGTACCTGTCGTTCTGTCTAGCAGTCACATCGAAAATCAGGCAACATTCATCAATATGCTGTCTGGCGTAATCAGTAAGTTCCGCAAATCCCTCGTCATTAAGCCGCACATACTTGGAGTCGTTGATGCAGAAGTGGGCATCGACATAGATATACTTTCCGGAATCCAGAATTTTTCTGAACTCTTGATTCATCGCATATTCTTGCAAAGCGTCCTGAATACCGATGCTGAAAGTCTGATTGCGCTTCAAAGCCGACTTTTCGAATGTATGATTCCCTACATAGCGGTCATCTATATAGGTGTAAACTCCGATGGCTTCCGAATACCCAAGGTCGATCATCCGGATTTTGGCTGATATTCTCGACACCTCAAAGAACTCGGAAAGTTCGTATACCACGGATTCCAATATGTCAGCTGTATTGTCAGTCTGAAGAACACGCTTGTTTTTTTCTATCAGCTCCAGAATTTTCTGCAATGTCTGCCTTGCAGGCATCAGTATTCTTGGAGCAATATGATTAGCATGCCACTCCATCCAATCAAGCGGCGTCCTGTTTCTTTCGGGCCTTGTGCCTTCCTGGACTTGGCAAGTTATGGATCTGGCATCTTTGTTGTACAGCTTTTCTAGCTCAAAGAACTTCCTGTGGAGATCCCAGTGGACGCACTCGTGTATGATGGTATTGTTCATTGACCCGACGCTTCGCATGAAAAAGACATTGGGATCCACAAGGATTGTGCCTCTTTTCACAGGCAGCGGCTTATAGGCATTTGCACCGCTGTCATAATGCTGGAGTTCGCAGTCTGTGAAGACCATCTGCCCAAATATAGAGCAATACTTTGTAATATGTACTTCCTGGATATTGAGCCCCATCCTCTTGGCTATTTCACGGGCTGGTACCGCCATGGGTTTTGTCAGGGCTTCAGGGTAATATTTCTTCAGGAACTTTTCTGCAGCATCATCAAGCTTGTCCGTGCTGATGATAGGGACGAGATATTCAGACAGATGGGTTTCTTTGCTGTCCCGGTATTTATTATAGATGTGTATCCCTGTTATATCGAAGCTCTGAAG